GTGACTGAGACCGCCATCGCGCGCAACATCGCTACGCCAATCAAGAGCCTGACCGAGGCGGGCGCGCGGCACCAGCTCGACGACCTCGAAAAGAGCATTCGGCGGATGATGCCGGGTGCAAAGATCAGGAAGGCGGAGAGCGACGACGAAGACGTGATCGATACCCGCCGCGTCCTGCAACTCACCCGCTTGTTGATGCCGGCCTCGGTGTCGGGCAATCACTCGGCGGCGGAAAAGCTAAGAGCTTACAAGAACCCCGAGCAGTGCCTGACGAACTTCTGCTCGTGGCATGACGAGAAGAAGACCGATGCAGCTGCCCGCGCGAAGTACGACTTCACCGTGCAGATTGCGCCGCACGCCTTGCAGGAGTACCAGAAGTGGGAAACCCATTCGGCTTGGAATGGTCACCAGATCTGGGGCGAAACCAAGAAGGGCGGGAGGGCAGTTCGTCGAGACGCCAACAACAAGGTCGTGTGGGTATCACCGGGGATCATATTCCCGTTGATGGCTGCACAGAGCGAGTTCGCGGTGAAGGATGCCGGCGGCCAGTGGTCACTCAAGAAGCCTACCCGTTTCCGGGAGGAGGAGATGGTTCTCCGCACCGTCAACCAGTTCCGGGCACACAATAGCGACCCGATGGTAATGGGACGCTCGGAAGCGGCTTACGACGCCTTGCGGATCTACCCGCAGACGTTGGTTGAAGTCTTGCGGGAATTGTCTTCGGGCAAATGATGCCCTCTTGACGTCCTTTGACACCATGGAAGCTCGGCGCGCAGCCGGGCTTCTTTGTTCGTTGACGAAATCACTTGCTAGTTTGACTTACGCTCGCTTGCGCGCGGGCTTTTAGCCGCGAGGCCGTGCGAGGAGTTGGTCGAGCGGGCTCGGGACTGGTTCGCCGCGGGCCTTGCGGGCCGCGAGCTGCAGTCCGGCCGCGAACTCGTCGGCCTGGTCCGGCGTCAGATGCTGCAGGTACTCCAGCGCGCCTCTAAGCTCGACAAGCGGGGTTCCGATCTCGATCGCGGTTTCGCCGTGAACGCTGACGCCCTGACCTGGCGCGGCCGATGCAGGCAACAGCCGGATCGCGGGTGCTCATGATTGCTGTTGCCGGGATGCTGATTCGCAATTCCGGATCAGAATACCGATCTCGCCGGCATGGCAAAAGTATTCGAGTTTGCGCGGCCGGTGCCGGGAAAGGTGCTGCCGGCCGGGCCGCAATGGATACATGAAATCAAATTTGACGGGTTCCGGATGCGCGCACGTGAGGGCGATCGCGTGCGGCTGTTCACCACGAACGGCGCCGACTGGACCGATCGTTACCCTGGATCGTCGAGGCCGCGCGCCGCCTGAAACCGCGCCGGTTCGTTCTCGACGGCCAGGGGTCGTCCTGGACGTCCGCAGTTATAGCGATTTCGATGCGCTGGCCTCGCGCAAAGCATGACGAGGAGGTCCAGCTCTACGCCTTTGACGTGCTGGCGCTCGAGGGCGACGACCTGACCAGGCTTGCCGCTGTCGATGCGCAAAACTCCTGGGTGTGGTGCCAGAGCTCAATGCTCTTCCGATCGAGTCCACAGTAAAGCCGCTCCCAGGCGTCCCGGAAGCGGCTCTTGGCGTCTTCCAGGTCGGCCGCGCCTCCGCTGCTGTCCGGAGGGACGGGTAGGGGGACGGTGATCGCGTAGGTCCAAAAGACCGGACTGCGCTCGGTCGCCAGCCTGATCCGACCGACCGTCCGGCCTTGATGGATTACGGCGAAGTCGTTCTCGAGCTTGTCGCCGGCTATGACGGTGGGGCGGAGGAAGAGGCCCATGATCTGGAACCCGCTGGTGACAAATGCTAAACGAATCCTATATAACCTGTTGAAACTTGTGGTAGCCGCGGCCCAAAAGGAAACGCAAATGTCGATCGCTTCGTCCTCCGCAGCGCGGCACATCTGCGCGCGTGGAAACTGGGGCGTCACGAACCTCGCCCTTCAGAAAATCCTCTATATGGCTCAAATGGTGCATCTCGGGCGCACGGGGCAGCGATTGGTCAATGCCGAGTTTCAGGCATGGGACTACGGCCCTGTCGAGCCGACGCTGTACCGGCAAGTTCGGAATTTCGGCAATAAGCCAATTCAAGATGTTTTCTTCTGGGCGCCACCAATCGTTGGTACGCAGGAAGCTGACACGTTGGATGAGGCGTGCAACTTCCTCATTCAAAAAACGCCTGGCGAGTTGGTCGCTATGACGCATTGGCAGAATGGAGCTTGGGCCCGTCACTATGTCCCAGGAGCACGAGGCATCCCAATCCCCGACGCCGACATCATCGCTGAGTACCGTGCGCGAATTGGAAGCGCATGACTTCTCTGTAATTGTAAAACAGTCTCCGTCTTCACCGAACGTTGTTGAGACAAGCGCCGCGGCGCTCGAAGCTGCCTTGCAAAAGGAGGCAGACGAGCGGAGGGAGGAGCGGTTTTATTGGATCTGCGCGTGCATGACGCTCATCGATTTGGCCACGTTCCCACACTTGGGATTCGTGGCGGTGATCTGCGTCTTTCTAATTGAGATTGTCGCGCTCGGCGCACTTGCGAGAAAGTATGCTGACGAGAACATAGCGCTCGCGATCGACAAAATCATCGCTTCAATTTGCGATAAGTTCGGTTGGAAATAGCATTAGCTCAAACGCGCTTGATGACCTCATCGTTATCGAGGATCCGGAACGTGTCGTTGCCGCCTCCACCCAGTTTACGTGACGACCGTCAGAAAGGATGGCCTCTTTTGATCCACCAAATGTACTAGGCGGCCCAGAAATTTGCTTATGTTCAATCACCTTCTCGAAAATCTGTACCGTGTAAATGGTACCACTGGTTCGCTTGGCCTGGAATGATTCAACCAATCTATTGGTCATAGTCTATTCCTCTCTGATACTTGACGGCAGCCCGTTTCGCCACCTTGCGGGCCCCCTGCAACTACCGATAGCATACCCTCTAATCCGAATCAGTATTTTTCAGAGGGGACGACCATGTTTGATAATTTGGCGGATGCACGCGACGCGTTGAATGAAATTGCGACGGACACCAAGCTCGACAAAAAATATCGCGACAAATTCACGAAAGTCGCTGATGCCTTAGGTAAGGCCGAGGGGAGAATTGGGGCGCTCGAACAAGTCGTGAAGGCGCTTACAAAAAAGACCGGACTAACACTTCAAGAAGTGGGTGATGACCCGCTGTCTCGTATACCTTTGAGGTCCTACATCAAGGACTTGGTGGTGGGCAGCTAGTACCCAGAATCAGAGCTGAGTGATACGGCGGCCTTTGAAACGGCGTTGACGGACCTTTTTCTTGGTCCAGACGAAGGGCTCGGCTCTGTCGTTGTATGCGTTGACGTAGGCATCGATGTGCTCCTGAAGCTGCGTGAGGCTTGTGAAGGAGGTGCCGCTGAGCGACTGCCCCTGCAAGATCGAAAACCATACCTCGACCTGATTGAGCCAAGACGCACTTGTCGGCGTGAAATGAAATTGCACGTTGGGGTGGGCCTTGAGCCAATGCTCGTTCTTCTTGTGGGTGTTGAGGTTGTCGAGGATGACGTGAAGCTTCCGGTTCGGAAAAGCCGCGGTGACGCTGTTCATGAAGTCGAGAAACTCGACGCGGCGTCGGCGTTTTGAATGCGCCGCGATGATCTTTCCGGTGGCGACTTCGAGCGCCGCAAACAATGTTGTGGTGCCATGCCGCTTGTAATCGTGGCTCTGGCCGGTCAAGGCGCGGCCATTGGGCAACTTCAGATAACCCTGCGCTCGCTCCAAAGCCTGGATCGAGGGCTTCTCGTCCACGCACAGCACAATGGCCTTCGCGGGCGGGGCGACATAGAGGCCGACAACATCGGCGGCTTTGGCCGTAAAGTTCGGGTCGCTGCTCTCACACCAGGACTTACGAGCCGCGAGGTCAATCTTGTGGCTGCGCAGGAACCGCCAGACATATTGGACGTCAACATCGCCCAGCGCCCCGGCCAGCAGGGGCCCGGTCCAGCGTGCGAACCCGTCCGGCGGCGGCTTGTCCAGCAGCTTCAGAATCCGCTTGTCGGTGGCCTTCGTATAGATTGGCTGCTTGCCCGGTCGCGGCTTGTCTTGCAGCCCTTCAAGGCCTTGGTCGGCATAGCGATGCCGCCAAAGGCTGACAATCCGCGGCTGGACCCCAACTTCCTTGGCGATCGACCGAGTGCTGCGTCCATCCGCCGCCAACAGAACTATCCGCGCCCGCTTCAAATCGCGCTGCAACGTCACCGGGGAGCGGCAACACGCCTCAAGCACCTTGCGATCTTTCCTCGAAAGGTGGACTTCTCTTGCTTCGGGTATCATCCCGACCTTGAATCACGACTCACGCTTTAAGAAAAGTAGGTACTAGCTCACCATTCTGGCTTAAACTCCCTGATGAAGGATCACTCTCGCAGCGAGCGTAAGCCGCACAAATCCAATGCTGCTAGATGCTGCGCGACTCAGTCGCCTCTTTCCTTCTCGATCCGTTTCGGCTGTTGCTTGAGCTGTTCGAGCTGTTCGAGCTGTTCGAGCTGGCGTTGCTGCGCCTCGGCTGTGCGTTCCATCGCTGCGCGGACGTCCTCGACGGTCGCGCCGGTGTAGAATTCGGAGGTGATTGCAATGGTGGAATGGCCGAGCAATTCCTGCACAATGCGCAGATTGCCCGTCGCGCGTAGCGTCCGCATGCCGGTCGTGTGGCGCAGGTCGTGAATGCGCGCGTCGACGCCGGCCATATCCCATTTGCGCTTTTTGTTTGAGGCGAATCCGGCCGACGTGATCGGGTAACGCTGGCCCTTGACCAAGTCGCCGAGGTTGCGGCCTTTGCGGGTGCGATTTTTCCAGGTGCGCTGCGCTTTGTAGGTGAAAACGAATTCCTTATGGTGACCGCGCCGGCGCCAAAGGATCGCGTAGGCCTCGCGTGAGAGCGGAATGATCCGCGGCTCGTCTCCTTTCGTCACGACGCTGATCGTGCCGAGCTCGAAATTGACCTGCGACCATTTCAGCAGGAGATTTTGCCGGCGAAGGCCCGTGATGATCGCGAAGCGGCGCAGCTCGGCAAAGTCAAAATTCTCGGTCTGGTCAAGGCGGCGCTCCTCGCTCGGCAGCAGCTCGCGGACCGGGCGCTTTTTCTGTTTGAGGCGGTGCTTTTTCCAGGTCGGCTCGTTCGGCAGAATCGCGTTCCAGTTCTCTTTCGCGCGGCGCATCACACGGCGCAGCAGATCCAGCGTGCGATTGACGGTCGATGGGGTGATCTGCCGATAAAGGATTCTCGCGTTGCCTTTCTCGACGACTGTGCGGTCGCGCCGCCGATCCTTCCGACGCTCGGCGACAAGGTTTGCGACCGTGTCGTCGATAATGTCCTGCAGCAGCGTCTTGCCGCCGACAATCTCGACGATGCGATCGAGGGCGGATTTAATCTTGAGGTCGGCCAGGTTCTGGCCGTGCTCGTCCCACCAGCGTTCGCAGGCGCGCTCGAGCGTCAGCGGTCCTCGTCGCGCGGCGATCCAGCCGGCGACGAGCTCGCGGGCGCGGTCCCTTTCTTCCGCCTCCGCCGCACGTGCGTCACTCTCGCTCTCGCACTCAGTTGACCCGGAAAAACGATAACCTTTGATTTGGAAATCGAAGTGCCAGAATCGGCTCTTGGCGGGGCGATAGACGGACATGACGGCGTTGTCTCCTCGAGCGCCTGCAGAAAAGCCTCGACGTCCGAACGGGTGAAGACGCGCCGAGGTTTTACACGGCCTTTCCCTTTGATGCGGCAGGTCAGTTTTTCGTCGGCAATATGCCGCGCGATCGTGGTCCGGTCCATCGGCATCAGGCGCGCCAGCTGGGGGACGTCGATCAATGCGAAGGCGGAAAAATGTGCGTCGAGCGCCTGTGGTAGGGCGGTCATTGGCGAGTGGTCCCAATCATGGCGCAGCCTTCTTCGGCTTGCGTTGCAGGCGATCGTCGACGATCTCGGCGAGGCCGCGAGCGACCAGGCCCGCGGCGCTATCTTCGCGCAGCGTGCGGATGCCGAGCCGCCAGCCACCGCGTGGCCGGCGGACGAAATGATGACCGAGCGCGAGCAGTCGCAGCGTCACGGACTGTCCCGAAATGGCACAGTTCGCGCGGTGCGTGCGCGGGGCGGAATTGCAATAGTTCGCGGAACCGCGCCGCCTGAATCTTTCGGTTGCATAGGGGCAAATGTGACCTTGTCACTTAATCCACACCCGTAAATTTGCGGAATAGGCATCCGTGTGATTGTCCAATTAGAAACATTCGCGTCTGCCGGCGCGAATGCCGGGGACGTTCTGATAATCACAAAATGTGAATATAGGCAACGCTGATGTTTTCAGCGTGTGAACGCTAGTGGAAAAACAACAATGAAAACACTTATGTCGAGCCGTCCGCGGTCGTCGGAGGCAAACCGTCACCTTGCTTTGCAGCTCGCGATCCAGCTGCCTGATTCTACCGAGGACGCGCGCCAGGTCGTCGACGAGCTTGCTGTCCTGCTCGAGGGTTACATGACGGCGCCGGGGCCTCGGCCGCTATGGCAGCGGCAGGTCATGGCACTCGATCCGCCATACCGCGCCGGGCTGGCGCTGTTCTGGACCGTGGCGCTGTTTCTGCTGGTGATGCCGGTCGCTATGGCGCTGATCGGCGTCCAGGCGGTTGAGATCCCGCTGATGGTGCCGCTGGCGGCCGGCTGTTCGATGGTGTTCGGCCGGCGTTATGGCGCCTTGGTCGGTGTCCTGGCCGGCGTTGCGCATAATCTGCTGATCGTGCCGCCGGTGCTCGAGCTGTCTATTCCGACAGCGCGCGAGCTCGTCTTTGGTGGTTGCTATGCCGTCGCGGCGATCGTGGTGCCGACCATTGCCAGGCACTCGGCGGCGTTGCGCGCGGCGGCTATGAGCGCTTGCGTGCGGCTCGCTCCAATGCCTGGATCGCCATCGCTAGGTTGACCGGGACGTCGTTTGCCATGCCGCGATAGATCCAATTGAGGCCGACGCCGGTCGCCTTGCAGACCTTGAGGGCGGCGTCGATCGTGATGCGCCGGCCGCCGACCTCATAGTTATTCCACTGCGGCCCATCGATCCCAACCAGGCGGCAAAAGGCCGCCTGGTTTAGCTTCATGGCTTCGCGCGTCCGCTTGAGGCGATGCGCAACTGCCTCGGTACTCTCGGGATTTTGGTCTGCTGCTGTGGCCGCCATAACGAGCGGCAATGTCGCTGATGCTGCCAACATTTACCATTTACCGAATGTGAACCGTTTGGAGCTTCACAATACGTGAAGTATGTTCCGGGCGGCATGAATGATTCGCGGTTCAAAAAATTGAGCAGTGCAAGGGAAGTCGTCGACGCGGTCGGCGGCACCTTCAGGGCTGCTGCTCTCGCAGGTTGCAAACCGCCGGCGATTTCCAACGCGATCGCCCGCGGCTGCCTGCCTTCCACGACATTTCTGATTTTCGGGGCCGAACTCGCCGAGCGCGGCCTGACGGCGCCGCCGGAGCTCTGGGGCATCCGGCCGGCGCCTCGTCGCAAGCGTCACTAACGGTTTTTCGCACAGGGGCAACATGGGGCGAGAGGCTACACAAGTTCCGGCCGGGAACGCAAAAAAGCGGACCGGCCAGCTGGCCGGGAAGAAACGGCCAGATGGCCGGTCGATCGCGCCGGCGATGCAGGTTTTCCGCGCACTTTTCCCGCGACAGACCGCGGCCGAGCTCGCGATCCGAACCGGCGCCGAGATCCGCCATTGCGAGCGCTGCCTCGCCGGCGATCGGGATCTCGGCAGCGCCTTCCAAGCCAAGCTGCTGCAGTCCGACGTCGGCGACAAGATCCTCGACGCGATCATGGGCGAGGCGCGACCGGCCTGGTGGGTCGGAGTCAAAAAGCAGCTCGAGCTCTCGAAACTGGTCAAGGCGCAGGCCGAGCTCGGCAGGCAGTTCGAATCCATGCAGCGCGGTTTGGCGGATTAGTGGGGCAATCCATGGAGCAAAACACTCTCGCCGGCGTCGACATCAACGATCTGCGCTTTCTCGTCACGATGGGCTGCGTCCTGCTCGTCGCCATGTTCGCCGCGGTCGGCGCCGCGATGCAGCCTTTCCTCGATCGCCGCCGCGACGCCGGCGCCGGTTTCCGCTGGGTGCGCCGATGACCAGGCGGCCGGCCGCAGAAACTCGCGCGACGACGATCGCCAAAGACCAGCTGAAATCGATCGTTGAGCGCGTCGAGCGCCTGATCGAGGAAAAAAAGACGATCTCCGACGACATTAGCGACGTCTATGCCGAGGCCAAGGGGAACGGTTTCGACGTCAAGGCGCTGCGCGCGATCGTCAAGCTGCGCAAGCTAGATCCGATCGAGCGCGAGGCCGAGGAGATGATCCTCGAGACCTACATGCAGGCGCTGGGAATGCTGTGATGCACGGCTGTTTCGCCAAGACGCGCGAGGAGCTCGAGTCATCGGCGGACCTGGTCGACCTGACCGGCACGCCATGGCGGCGGATCTGGCTTTCGGCGCGCGAGCCGATCTGGACGCTGGTCGACGCCGTCGATTACGCCTGGCTGTCGGAAAAGATCTGGAACGTCTGGCACGCCGGCCGCGGCGATTGGATGCGCTACGCCAAGCGCAACGTTGACGTCTCGCGCGCGACCGTCCGCATGCATCGCGAGATCATGATCCTCGCCGAGCCGCGAGACGAGGCTTACCTGCGCTCGCATTTCGTCGACCATATCAACGGTCAGACGCTCGACAACCGCCGCGCAAATCTGCGCTGGGCAACCAAGCAAGAAAACGCAGCCAACCGCCGCAGGCGCGGCTCGGCGCCGTCGCTCGAGGACATCATCCGCGAGCTCGTCGCCGGCCTGCTGCCGCAGCCTCAACTCGAGGAGATCCCGTTTTGACCGAGCTCGTTCGCTATGAGGCCGCGCGCAAGGCGCTGGCCGAGGCCGTCGCGGTCGACGAGGTCCAGGAGATCCGCAGCCAGGCCGAGGCAATGCGCCACTACGCGCGCCAGGCGAAGGATCGCGACCTCGAGATCCAGGCGGCGCAGCTGCGTTTCCGCGCCGAGCGGCGCCTCGGCGAGATGATCGTCGCGCAAAAGGAAACGGTCGGGCTCAATACCGGATCGCGCGGTCAGCTGCGCGGCCGGAACGTTTCTGGCGGTTCGGTTTCGGAACAGCCAGAAGATGACCGGCCGACGCTTGCCGAGGCCGGGATCGACCGCAAACTGTCATCGAAGGCGCAGCGCCTGGCCGCGATGCCGCCGGCCGAATTCGAGGCCGCGCTCGACCGTCACCAGGAGGAAATGCGCGCCGGCGCCGGCCGCGTCGCGATGGACCTGGCCAAGGTCGGCGCCGAGGAAAAGGGCAGGGAGCATCGCCGCGGTCTGGCGCAGGCGCTGTCTGACGCCTCGGCGCTGCAGCCGACCGGCCGCAAGTATCCGATCATCTACGCCGATCCGCCCTGGCATCGAAACCAGGGCGTGACCAGCCGCTCCTATGAAAACCATTATCCGACCATGCCATGGGCGGACATCTGCGCGCTGCCGGTCAGGGACATGGTCCTGCCGGACGCCTGGCTGTTTCTCTGGATTCCGCGCGCCCATATGCTCGCCTGGCATGAGGCCGAGATCGAGGCGACGGATCTCCGGACCGGCGAGGTCATCCTGGTCCGCGTCCAGATGCCGCTCGCCTCGGCCGTCGCGTTGTCGTGGGGCTTTGAGGCGTATTCGACCGCGTTCGTCTGGACCAAAAACGACGATGAGCATCCGGACGAGGCCGGCGGCGCCGTCCTGGTGCGCGACCAGGACGAGATCCTGCTGCTGTTCAAGCGCGGCAAGGGCCTGCCGAAACCGGCGAGCGGCGAAAAGTTCGGCTCCAACCATCGCGAGCGATCGCGTCCGCTCGGCCACTCGCGCAAGCCGGAGCATTACCGGCGCATGATCGAGGCGATGGGCGGCGGCGTGCCGGTGCTCGAGCTGTTCGCCCGCGTCGACGCAGAGAATCCATTGCCGGCCGGCTGGGATGCGTGGGGCAACCAGGCGACGGCGACAGAAATCAATTCCCAAGCGATCGCGGGCGAGAGCTCGGCGCCTGACGGGGGGCCGGCGGGTATAGAACCGCCGCGCGATCGGACTGCCGATGGTCGGTCATCGGACGAGGCCGCAACGGCTAGCCATAGCGCTGCGGCCTCACAGTTAGCGGACGCCGGAGCTCACGCCGGCGATCGTCCAGCCCTTTCGGCCGATGTTGCCTCGTTGCCGATCGGGGAAGTCGTTTCGAGCGTCGCCGTTACCGGCCGCGCCGATGCAGCCGAGCCGCCGGCGAACCGACCTGGACGCGACCTTTCCGATGACGGGCTCGATATCCCGGCATTCCTGCGCCGGACGCCGAAACCGGCGCCGGCGCTCGTCGTCGCGCAAACTGAGATGGATCTCGCGCGCCGCGATCGCGCGCCGGCGGAGATCGTCGACGGCAAGCTGCAAACGCGATTGCCGCTGACCGATGACGAGCTCGAGATGCAGGCCGCGTTGCTGGCGATCGACGCCGGCGAGACGATCGACGGCGACATGGTCCGGCATCTGGTTGGCGCCGGTTTCGCGCATTGCGGGACAAAAAGCGTCTCGGTCAGCGAGGCCGGTCGCGAATTCCTGGCGCAGCTGGTCGCGTCGCCGGCGCAGGTCGAGCTCGAGGCGCGCGCGTGACAGACAAAATCGCGCTGTTCCGGCAGATCGCCGCAGTCGAGGCCGAGATCAAAGATCGCAGCGCCGGCGCGCGCTCGAGGCTCGATCGTTCGGCCTCGCAGCGGCAATGCGACGGCCTCGAGGCGGGCGCAAAAACGCTGCGCTGGCTGCTGCAGAACGAGGCCCGCATCAATGCGGCCTGCGCGCTGATGGCCGGCGCAATTTCGATGACCAGGCAGATCACTGCGGTCGAGACCGAGCTCAAAGATCGACGCAGCGGCGCGCGGGCCAAGCTGAGCTCGGCCGCTGCGATCTATCAACGCGACGGCCTCGAGACCGCCGCGAATACGCTGCGCCGGCTGCAGCAGAACGAGGCGAGCATCAAAGGGGCATTGCGGCAATGAAGCAAACGAAACTGGCATCGCTCGCGGAGAGCACGATCAACGTCATTGTTGGCTTTGCCATAAGCCTCGCCGCGCAGATCTATTTCCTGCCGCTGCTCGGCGTCAGTGTCTCGATCGCGCAAAACGTCACGTTTGCCCTAATCATGACCGCGATCTCCATCTGCAGATCGTATCTGTTGCGCAGGCTTTTCGAGGCGCTGCATATCCGCAGGCCGCTGTCGCCGTTCATGCAAGCCGTTATTGCCGAGCGCTTTCGGCAGATCGAGCGCGAGGGTTGGTCGACCGAGCATGATGACGGGTACGATCGCGGCACGCTTGCGAAGGCCGGCGCCAGCTACGTTCTGCACGCCGGCACGGAATCGCCGGCAGTGCCGCACGAATGGCCCTGGACGCGCGAATGGTGGAAGCCGGCAGGCTATCGGCGCGACCTGGTCCGCGGCGTCGCTTTGGCGATCGCCGAGGGCGAGCGGTTCGATCGTAATCGCAATCCGACCAGTGTCCCGGCTCGATTGAGGCGACCGCTTGCTGCGCAGGAGCTCCGGCAATGACGCTGCTCGAGATCGCCGCGATCGCGGTCGGCGCGTTTGCGCTGTTCATGTTTGGCTATTCCCTCGGTTGGATGCAGCGCGGGCAGCGCTCGCGGATCTCGCTCGATCGCGACGGCGAGTGCCTTCGCGTGAATCGGGTTTTGTCGCGCGCCGAGGTCGACGAGATCCGCCGCGTCTGGCGCGAGGCGGCGGCGGAAGGGCGGGAGCTGCAATGAAAGTCTCGGCTGATCCGCGCAATCTGAATTATTGGCAGAAACACTTCATTGACTTGCCTTTGACCGTCGAGCTCGACGGTCGCGAGGTTCGGAACGTCGTTTTCGCTGACGATGAGGCCGGCATAGTCGAGGCGTATGCGGTCTCCAATGGCAACGACTTGGCGGTCTGCGAGTGTGGTCAGCGGCCTGTTTTGCAGCTGCTGTTCGGCGAGGTCGTTATCCTCGGAGCGCGGCGCGCATGAGCTCGACGCGGCACAAGTGGGGCGACAAGGTCCGTTTCCCGCATAAGACCGAGCGGCAATGCAGCCGCTGCGACATGGTCAAGGTCGGCCGGCGCCAGACCGAGGGCGGTCGCGATCGCTATTGGGATGAATACTGGCGCGACGAGGAGCGGATTTATTCCGAGGCGACGCTGCCCTGCGACGCGCGGCGTGAGGCAGTCGCGGCATGACCGAGAAACGCAAGCGCAATCCGGTCTGGACGGATCTCGAGGACGCAAAGCTGCTGCATGCGCGCGACGTCCTGGGCGTGCCGTGGAGCAAGATCGAGCAGCATATGCCTGGCCGGTCGCGCGGCGGATGCGAGCGTCGCTATTACACGGATCTGCAAACCGACAACCAGGCAACGCGGCGGAATTGGAAGGCACTGGGGCTGCAACCGCCGCGGCGGCCGAAGCCGTCGACGCCGCCGAGGCCTGTCGTTCCGGCGATCGTGCGGGCGCTCGTCGAGGAGCTGTCGCCGTCGATCGCGCCGGCCGCGCCTAAGCCCGTCATCGTCCAGGACAAGCAGGGAACTGCGGCACTGGCCGGCCTGCGCGAGCGCGCCGAGTTGCTCGCCAGAATCGCCGAGCGCGGTCTGACGGGCGGCGTGCTCGGAGATCCTCCGCCAGGCCGCAGCGCGCTCGACCAGCGCAGGGCGCAGCGCGGGGGCGGCAATGCCTCGAGCTAACGCGATCGTGCGCTGCCTGGCCGCCGGAGGGCCGCCGGCGATGACGCTCGCCGACGTGATCTGCCAGCTGGTCGTCAAGGGTGCCGAGCTCGGCGAGCTCGAGGAATACGAGATTCCCGATCTCGACGCGATCGCGGCCGGCGTCGTCGATCCGCCGCGGCTCAAACGGCGCTGTTTGCGCCGTGAATGGCTCGCGCGGCTCGTCGACGCGATCGAGCTCGACGCGTTCTCGCGGCTGCCGGCGCGCGACATCGTCGACCGTCTGCTGCAGCCGCGGCCTTGAATTTTCAGTGTTTGTTGCGTCCAGCGTTTCCCGAATTCTCTCTGATTAGGAAGTTAAGATGACCGCGAAAAAGCGGGCGCGATTGCGCATCGGCTCTGACGTGGCGACCGGATGGGCGCGCAATCTCGAGCTGGGCAACCCTTACGCAAAAAGCGTGCTGCGCGCGCTCGGCGAGTATGTCGACGGCGAAGGAATGTGCTGGGTCGGCATTCCGCAACTGGCAATGGACTGCGATCTATCGCAGGACACGGTCCGCCGGCGGCTCGCCTGGCTCGAGGATATCGGCGCAATCGGCCGGACGGGGCAATGGGTCGACGAGAACGGTCGTCGCAACGGTGAGGGCCGCGGCAAGCGCACAACGGATCTGGTCCGTCTGCTGGTCGACGCGGATACCGACGCGATCGAGGCGCGAGCTGCCGGTCGCGCCGTCGACGAAATGTCAGTGAATTCAACGGCGATTAGCCCTAGCTGGCAGCAAGGGCTAAATTCGGGTGCCGAAGTCGTTAGGACTCCGCCAGCCCTCGGCCAGCCCTCGCAGCTGTGCGACCAGCTAATCTCTGAACCTGAACCGGAGAATCCCCCTAAGTCCCCCTCCGGGGGATTTCCGGACGATCAAAAAACGATCGAGGAAGGCGAGCCGGTCGAGTTCGCAGCGGCGTTCGAGAGCTATGTCGGCCATGAGGTCATGCGGCGCGACCTGGCGCTCGAGGAGTTCCGCCTGTTGACGCGGGAGGATCGCGCCTGGTGCGGCCATGCGGTGCAACTCTACATGGCGAAGCTGCGCGAGCTGAAACAGCGCCGACCGTTGAATTTTCATCTCTGGGTGCGGACGCGCGGGTTTCGAGAATTCCCGGCGCCTGGTGCAGCGCCGGCAAAGGCGGCGCCTCCGCAACGGCGTTTCGTGCAAGGGGACGAGCTCAAGGGCTTGGCGGTGGCGATGCAGATAGCCGAGCGGCGCGAGCTGCGCACCATCCGCGAGCAGGATCATCTCGGTGAGGGCGTCTGGACGCAGCTCGGGCCGCAGGCTGATCTGGTTGCGATGGCTGAGTTTACCGGCGCCGATCGCGAGGCCTGGCAGGTCGTCGACCTGGGGACGCCGCAGTTTGCCGCCTGGCGCGATCGCCTGGCGCTCTGGATCGGCGCCGAGCCGCAGGCCGAGCGGATCTTTCTCGAGCCGTTTGATCCGACCGTTCACGGCGTCTCCGCCTCAAATCCGAATTTCCGTTTGCGGAAATCAAAGCAGGGCTTTCGCGTGCCGGCGCCGTGGCCGCCGCGGCGCGATGGAACGTGGCAGGGCGCAGGGGAGAGCGAATGAACATGCATTACCAAATCGGGCAATTCGTCGGACACATCACGGCCGACGAGCGGCCGGTTTCTGTGCCGTTGCCGGCGAGCTGGTATCTCCTGCAGGTGACGCCTGGTCGCGACGCCAGGGTGATGCAGGCGTTCGATCGAGGGGGCCTGTCAGGCTACTCGCCGACGATTGCTCGCACTGTCGACCGCAGGACCGGCGTCGAGGCGCGTCAGCCGCATCTAGGTCGTCGCATCGTCAGGCCGTTCCTGCCTGGTCTAGTGTTTGTGCCCGATTTCGAGATCGCTCGCGCCTATAGCTCGATCAAGCTGGTCGATGACGTGCAAGGTCTGCTGCGCGTCGGCGAGTGCATTCCGACACTGTCGATCGATGAAATGCAGGCGCTGCGCATGATCGTGACGGTTGAAAATCTCTCGATCGGCGAGCGTAACGCGGCGATCGGCAAGCTGGTCAAGTACGCGATCGGTCAACAGGTCAGGTTCGTGGAGGGACCGTTCATGTCATTCATCGGCAAGGTTGAGCGCCTTGACTCAAATGGCCGACTCAAGGTCTTTGTCGACGCGTTAACGCGCGGTGCCTCGGTCATCGTATCCGAGGCGCAGATCGAGCCGGTCGCTGCAGGCAAGCCTGCACCCACGGCACGACGTCAGAAGCGGATCGCAAAACGCTCTGAGCGCCGCCCCAATTCAGGGCGACGCGCGAAGCGTTAGCGACAAAGCCCGGCCCTCGCGCCGGGCTTTTTCATTTGCGTAGGTTGTGCGGTAGCGCCTCGCGCTATCGCTGCCCTCCTTGGGCGTTTCCTCCCTAGACTTGAGCCCGATCATCGCAAGGTGGTCGGCCTTTCCTTTTGTGGATGCCGCAGCCGCCCTGGAAAGCCTGGTACAAGCTCGCGCGCTGGCAGGCGCTGCGCCTGCGCATCTTCCTGCGCGATCGCTACACGTGCCGGCGCAAGGGCTGCGGCAGGGTCGAGCCGAATACGTCGCTCTTGGTCTGCGACCATGTCATCCCGCATCGTGGTGATGAGCGCCTGTTCTGGGATGACGGCAACCTGCAGACGCTTTGCAAGGCATGCCACGACAGCGCCAAGCAGGCCGAGGAGCAGGCGAGCCTGCACACGCGCGGCGTCTGGGATTGAGAGGGGTAGGGGGTGGGCATTTCCTCCGAGGGGGCCTCTCCGCGGACCGGCCCATCTCACATTCGCGTTTTTTTTTCATCATGGCCGAAGTTTTCGACCTGTTCGGTGATCCCGTGCCGGCCAATTGGGGCGGCCGTGGTCGACCGGAGCATGTAGCGAACCAGCAAAACCGGAATCGCGTCTGCCTGTTAGTGGCGCTCGGGTGGAGCAACGCGCGGATCGCGTCGGCGCTTTTCATCACGCAGCCGACGCTGCGGAAGCATTATTTTTCAGAGCTCAAATTCCGGGACGTCGCGCGCGATCGCCTGGTCGCGCAGGTCGGCGTCAAACTGATGGACGGCGTCAACGCCGGCAACGTCTCGGCGATCCGAGAATTCCAGAAGTATCTCGAGCGCAACGATCTCATGCTGTACGGCCAGACGCAGAAGCCAGCCAAGGCCGCGCCGGCTGAAAAGGCGCCGGCTGAAAAGGTCGGCAAGAAAGCCGCCGCGCTCGCCGCCGCGCATCAGCCAGACGCCGGCACGCCGCTCGGCGAGCTCATGATGCGCCGTCAGCAGGCAGGGATCTCGCACTAATGCTGCCCTCGATCGAGGCCGCGGCGCCGGCCGCTGCGACGTGGGATCTGTCCCGCGTTGATTGGCAGGAGCGCATCCGCGACGGCCGCTCGCTGATGCCGGATATGCCGCTGTTCGCCGGCGAGGCGGACATGGCGCAGGCGTTCTATGACGAGATCCAGCTGCCTGACGTGCCTGGCAAGCCAAAAATGCGGACTGCGTCCGGTCCGTGGTTCCGCGAGCTGGTGCGCGCGGCATTCGGCAGCTGGGACGCGGCCAACCAGGCCCGATATATCCGCGACATCCTCGCGCTGGTGCCGAAAGGATCGTCAAAGACGACCAACTCGGCGGCGCTGCTGATCGTCGCGATGCTGATGAACTATCGGCCGCGCGGTAAAGCGCTGTTTGTCGGTCCGACGCAGGCGATCTCGACGCGCGCCTATGACCAGGCGGTCGGCATGATCGAGGAGTCGCCGGATCTCAAACGGCGTTTTCGCACTCACGATCATGAGATGATGATCGAGGACCTGGTCACCAAGGCCGAGGCGCAGGTCAAAACTTTCGACGTCAACATCCTAACCGGCGCGATGGGCCTGTTTTTCGTGCTGCTCGACGAGATCCATTTGCTCGGATTCAACGCAAAGGGCGCCAAAGTGCTGCGCCAGATCCGCGGCGGCCTCGACAAGACGCCGGAGGGCCTGCTCGTCATGACGACGACGCAGAGCGACGACATTCCGGCCGGAATTTTCAAGTCGGAGCTGAAATTCGCGCGCAACGTTCGTGACGGGAAGTATCGCGGCAAGGTCATTCGGCCGATGCTGCCGCTGCTCTACGAATTTCCGCAGGACATCGCGACGCTGACGCGCGAGGAGCGGAAAAACGGAGTCGAACCGCGCTGGATGAATCCGGTCAACTGGCCGATGGTGATGCCGAACCTCGGCCGCTCCGGTCCGGCCCTGGCGGAGCTCGTCGCCGATTGGGAAGGCGAGCGCGACAAGGGCGAGGAAGCGATCCGGATCTGGGCGTCGCAACATCTCAATATCGAGATCGGCCAAGGCATCAATAACGAGGGATGGGGCGGCGCGGATCTCTGGGATGCGCAGGTCATCAAGGGGCTCGACCTCGACGCGATCCTGACGCGCTGCGAGGTCGTCACGATCGGAATCGACTCCGGCGGCCGTGACGACCTGCTCGGCCTGGCGGTGATCGGCCGCGAGCGCGGGACGCGCCATTGGCTGTCCTGGTCCTATGCATGGGCAGATCCGATCGTCCTGGAGCGGCGGAAGGACATCGCAAACCAGCTGCAGGATTTCGTCGAGGAAGGGTCGATGACGATCGTCGACATGGCGGACGCGATCGCAGATCTCGGCGTCCTGGTCGCTCGCATCGTCGCGAGCGGCCTGCTGCCGCAGAAAAACGGCGTCGGCATCGATCCGAATCAGGCGGCGGCGATTATCGAGGCTTTGACCGCTGTCGGCGTGACCGACGCCATGCTGCGGCGGCTGCTGCAGGGCTCGGCGCTCGCGCCGGCGGTTTATGGCCTCGATTTCAAGCTCGCCGACGCGACGTTCTGGCATGCCGGGCAAGGTCTCATGTCCTGGGTGGTCGGCAACGCCAAGACCGAGCGGCGCGGCAACGCCGACATGGTGACCAAGCAAGTCGCCGGCTCGGCCAAGATCGACCCGTTTATCGCGTTGCTCGAGGCCGCGATCCTCATGAGCTGGAATCCAACGGCCGGCCTGCTCGTGACCGGCGCTGATATCCTGACGGTGGTCTGATGGGAATTTTGAGGGGCGGGCTGGGCTCGGCGTTTCGTGCCGTCGCCAATGCGTTCGATCCTGGCGCGCCTCGCGACATGTCAGATCCGCAATATTGGGCGGATTTCGGCGGTCGCATGTCGCTCGCCGGCGTCGACGTCAGGGACAGCAACGTCAGCCAGCTCGGCGCCGTCCAGGCGGTGCGTCACGGCCTCAGCTCGGCGATGAAATCGCTGCCGGCGTCGGTCTATCGGCGCGGCGCCAAAGGCGCGCGCGAGGCGCTGCCGGATCATCCGGTCACCAGACTATTTGCAGCCAGGCCGAACGGCCGCCAGACGCCGGCGGAGCTGGTCGGCGAGCTCGCCTGGAACGTTTCTTACTACCGGAATTCCTATTGCGCGATCGTGCCGCCGGAAGATCCGCGCGCGTCGAGCTATTACGCTGTCGGCGGCCTTGAATGGCTGCATCCGCGGCGCCTGGCGATGGTCGAGCGCGGTCTCGACGGCCGCCTGTACTACACGTTCAATCCGCCGACGACGATCGTCCAGGGCGCGCAGCTCAAGCAGACGACATATCGCGAGGATGAGCTCTGGCATATCCGCTCGAATCCGTTGCGTGAGGACGGCCTGCTCGGCGAGCCGATTTTCCATAGTGCGCGGAACGTCTTTGCGCGCGCGATCGCCGTGCATGACTACGGGGACATCTGGTTCAAGAATAACGGCCAGTCCGGCGGCACGCTCGAGCATCCCGGCGTGTTCAAGGACAAGGAAGAACGAAACACATTCCTCGAAAACTGGCGCGCTGCAGGGACCGGGCTGAATAGGCACAAGGATCGGTTGCTGACGCATGGCGTCAAATATAATCCGATCAAGGTGACCAATTCCGAGGCGCAGCTGCTCGAGACCGAAGACGCCGCTGACACTGCGGTTTTTGGCCTTTGGAGCTATCCACTGCATCGCGCCTCGCGGCTCAAGCGAGCGACAAACAACAACGTCGAGCAGCAGTCGCTCGACTTCGTCGTGGGGTGCGTGGCGCCGCTCGCGATCGAGATCGAGCAGGGCGTCGAGCGGGATCTGCTGCTCGATAACGAAAACGGCGATCTGTTCTTCGAGTTCAACTTCTTCGGCCTGCTGCGCGGCGACCTGCTCAATCGCTACCGCGCCTATCTGATCGGACGCCAGGGCGAATGGCTGTCTGCCAACGACATCTTGCGGTTTGAGAACATGTCGCCGCGGACCGATCCCGGCGGCAATGAGTACAAAAACCCGCTGACGAAGGACTCAGCCGTTGGCGCGCAGGGCGTCGACGACAAGGCCGACGGTAGCGGCGGCTCGAGCTCTCCAAACGAGGACGGCAACGATGATTAAGATTGAAACCGCGACGCCGGATCTGCGCCAGGTGCTGACGCAGATCACGTCGATCGACGCCCTGGTCGCGCTCGAGGTCTCAGCGCTGGCCGATTGCCTGGCGCGCGCCGAGCAGCGCCAGGCGCTGGCTGCAGCCGCCGCGGCGCAGGCCTCGAGCTCAGCCGGCAAGATTGCCTTGATCCCTGTCGCCGGCGGCCTGACGCCGCGCGGTAGCTGGTTCGGCTCGAGCCTCTATGGAATTGCCGCGCAGGTTACGCGCGCGGCCGATGACCAAGACGTCGCCGGCGTCGTCCTCGACGTCGACAGCCCCGGCGGAACCGTGGCGGGCACTGTCGAGGCTGCGAATGCGATCGCGGCGGCGGCTTCAAAAAAGCCGGTTGTCGCGATTGCCAACACACTGATGGGCTCGGCGGCTTATTGGCTGGGTTCGCAGGGCACTGAGCTCGTCATGGCGCCGTCCGCCGATGCCGGTTCGATCGGGGCGATGATTATACACCAGGATATTTCCGGCTGGCTCGACCAGATCGGCCTCAAGATGACGATCGTCCGTTCGGAGCAGTCGCCGTTGAAAAACGAGGCGCATCCGTTCGCGCCATTGTCGGACGAGGCCAAGGCCTATCTGCAGGGCCGCGCGAACGAGGCTGGCGCTGATTTCATCAAGGCGGTCGCGAGCGGCCGGCGCGTGACGCAGACCAAGGTCCGCGAGGAGTTCGGTCAGGGCCGCATGGTCGGTGCTCGCGAGGCGGTTACGCGTGGCATAGCCGACCGGATCGCAACGCTCGACCAGGTCATCAGCGGTATGCTGCAGCAGCGCTCGCCACGGTCGAGCTCGCGCCGGCGATCGGCGCTGGTATTCGATTAGCTGGGTTGTCTGCTATAGCCGTATCGAGCCGACATCGCGCGACCGCGCCAGAAACCGAAATTCACCCTTTGCAGACCTCACCACCAAACAAAGTCCACTCCGAGTGCAGCGAGGGGGAGCGTCGAAAAACAAGAGCGCGTCGCATGCATTCGGGCGAGCTCCGCCAGCCCCGTCGCCCTACGGTTTGGGCTTAAACAAACACGTCAAACTGGGCAAGGCTGAGGAGGATCCACTCACTAGCGTCACATTCTCCAAACTGTCTGTCAGAATCTCAAGATAGTTTTGAGCATTGGAGGTTTCTCCGAACCTAGAAACATCAATGGAAACGTTGATGATTACCGCGTGGATGCCGACAACGAGTTGGTGCAATTGATAGCCAGAAGGCACAGGTTCGGGGTTTATGACGGTGTCGATCCAACTATAATAGCCGGGGTTAGGGGTGCCAGTCGAACTGGCGCCCAGGCTGATCGTGTACTGCCGATGCGAGGTCGCAGAACCAATCAGCACCAAGCTGCAAGGCTTTCGGTCAGTTGTCAGGCCATCCAGGCTTGCACCAGGTTGTTTGTTTTCTGCGGTCGGGCCGTACTTAGCCACGATCCGATCTCCCCATGTAAGCATGGCGGCCACATCATCAGCGAATGCAGGAGATGCAGAAAATAGTAGTGCGACTATTGGAAAGAGTTTGATCATCTCATTGTTACCGCAATGGGTATTTCGCCTGGCCCCGCGGCCTCGACCTATGATCGAGGCCGCCGCACAGGGAACGGACTTGCATCGCGTGCTCGTCATTACGGCACAAGCAGGGAAAGCCTTGCATTGAGCTTCGAAGCAGCTATTGAATGTCTGTGCACGACATTACAAAGAACGCATAGCCACAGCAGCCGCCAGAAATAGACTTGAATTCCGTGTAGTTGATGACGGGTGCCTTCATATTTGGCGCAAATCTTTTGCACATGTCGGCGGCTATTGGATCGTAGCCCGCGTAGTTTCTTGGGTCATAGCGGGGACCAAAATCCGCTTCGCTAAAAGCCGTGTACTCGCCGGTATAGAAGTGCAGAGGCTTAGATGCGATGTGCCCCTTAGCGATACATACGAGGGCGTCGCCAGCCGCTGGCTGCGTACAAGAGGCAGCTGTCGACGGAGCAGCAATTTCCGGGACGATGAGAGATTTTTGCTGTGCTTCTTGCGCTGACGCGGGCGACAGGAGTGCTATCACTGAAAGAAAGAGTGCGGAAACAAAATATTTCATCGGATCACTCCATTTATGAATTAATCTAAGAAACACTATCTTAAATCGAATATCGCTTAAGTTGCAATATGCTCGTGCAGATTGAAGTGGCAGCCAGGCTGACCCAACCGATGCTCTCCGCGTGGTTTGGGCTTTTGCAGTTTGCCTTCGTCTCAATCGCGCTGACGGCGAGCCCGCGTCGTAGCTGAGCGAAGCGTGGAGACCATTCCGCAGTTTTGAGCTTGAGCCGAGGTCGTCGAACGGCCAGCGAGCGGCCTGCCGAAGCAGCTTCCCGTTTCAGTTCCTGAGTTGCTCGACCCGCGCCGTCGCCTGGACAGCGGGAACGCGGGCTCTTTCTCCGTCCAGGCAAACCACACAACCAACCAGGAGTCATTGATCCATGCGAGTGGACATCAAGCAGCTGCGCCAGGCCCGCGCCAATAAAGCAAGGGAAGGCAAAACCGCGCTCGAGCAGCTCAACGCGCTGCAGGGCAAGGCCAATCCGACCGAGGCCGAGACCACGCAGGTCGGCGAGCTCGAGACCAAGGTCGACGCGCTCGAGGCCGAGGTCGCCGAGTTCGACAAGCAGATCTCGGCCGAGGAAAAGAAGCTGCGCCGGACGGCACTGTTCGGCTCCTCGACCGCGCTCGGCGGTCCGGCGCTGGCGACCGTCGTCAACGACATCAATCCGGAGCGGACCGGCGGCTTCCGCAGCGTCGCGGAATTCGCGGTTTCGGTTCGCAATGCAATGACCGGCGGCGGCCTCGATCCGCGCCTCGGTGCGGCGCCGACCAATTTCCAGCAGAACCAGGGCGGCAGCGGCGAGGGCTTCCTGGTGCCGACCGAGTACCGCGAGCAGATCTGGGCGCTCGTTTTCGACGACCAGAACCTGCTCGGCTTCTGCAATCCGGAGCCGACGCAGGGCAACTCGATCGCGATCGCAAAGGACGAGACCACGCCCTGGGGCGCCTCCGGCGTCCAGGCGGCCTGGCGCTCGGAGGGCACGCAGCTGATCGCGACCAAGGCTGCGGCGACCGGCGAGATCATCCAGCTGCATGAGCTCTACGCCTTCGTGCTGGCGTCGCAGGAGGTCCTCGACGATGCGCCGCGGCTGCAGAACCGGATCTTTAACCAGGCTGCCAACGCGATCCGCTGGAAGGCTTTCGAGGCCGTCATGACCGGCGACGGCAAGGGCAAGCCGCTCGGCTTCATGAACGCGCCGGCGCTGGTGACCGTCGCAAAGGAGGGCGGGCAGGCGGCCGACACGATCAACGTCGCGAACGTCCTCAAGATGTATTCGCGTCTGCTGCGGATGGGCGGCCGGCCGATGTGGCTCGGCAATTCCGACATTCTGCCGCAGCTCGGTCAACTGACGATCGGCAACGTGCCGGCCTGGCTGCCGCTGAATCAGCCGCTCGCCGGCGCGCCGGATGGCGGCGTTTTCCTCGGCCGTCCGCTGATCTTCAACGAGCATAGTGCGACGCTCGGCGACCTCGGCGACCTGACCTGCGTCGATCTCTCGGGCTATGCGCTCGCGACCAAGGCCGGCGGAGGTATCGATTTCGCCGCCTCGATCCATCTGTTTTTTGACTACAACCTGGCGGCCTTCCGCTGGATCTTCCGGCTCGGCGGCCAGCCGTACCTGTCGGCGCCGGTCCAGCCGGCCAAGGGCAATAACACCAAGTCGCATTTCGTCGCGCTCGAGGCGCGCTGATCGAGCTCGGTGAGCTCGTCGGACAATGACGGCGCGCCGGCCTGACCTGGCCGGCGCGAGTAACAGCCGCGTTTCGTTTCCCAACCATGAGGAGTGCAAATGCACACCAATCTCAAACCGTCGCAGCGCGTCAGCGTCGTCGACTCGATCAACCCGCAATCGTCCGCTGCTGCGCTGACCACGGGCTGGATCGATGCCGGCAAGTTCCACAACTATATGGCCGTGATCTCGCTCGGCGCGCTCGGCGCTGCGGCGACCGTCGACGCCAAGATCCAGCAGGCGACCTCGGCCGCCGGCGCCGGTGCAAAGGACGTCGCCGGCAAGGCGATCACTCAGCGCACGAAAGCCGGCGCGGACGATAACAAGCAGGTCCTGATTAACCTCAAGCAGGAAGATCTGGACATCAATAACGGCTTCGGATTCTTCCAGGTGTCAGTGACGCCTGCGATCGCCGCGAGCCTGGTCGGCTGCTCCGTGCTCGGTTTCGATCCGCGGTACGGGTTCGCAACCGACAACGATGCGGCGTCAGTCGCCGAGTTCGTCGGCTGATCCAGCTGGCGCCTCGGCCGCACCAGGCCGAGGCGCCTGTTTCCCTTTCCGGCAGGGCTTCCCGACATGCTCCGCATCTCTCAGCGTCCGGCGGGCTATCCCGTCACACTCGACGAGGCCAAGGCGCAGCTGCGCGTCTCGAGCACGAAAAACGACGCTTTGATTTCCGGCCTGATCGGCGCGGCAACGGGGCATTGTGAGGCGCTGGTCCAGCGCGCATTCGTGCCGCGGACGTTCCAATGGGTGCTGCCGTGCTGGCGGCCGGTGATCGAGATCCCGATCGCGCCGGTCGTCTATGATGCGATCCATTCGATCAAGTATGTCGATTGGGCGACCGAGACGCAGCAGACGCTCGATCCCGCGAGCTATGTCGTGCAAACCGCGTGCGATAGCGTCCGCATCTTTCCGAAATTCGGCATGTCCTGGCCGCTCGCGTTCTCGCATGCGCCGGAGCCGATCGTTATCGAATTCGATGCCGGTTACGAGGATCTCGAGGATCTGCCGGCGATCGTCAAAACCTGCATCCTGTTGCAGATCCGGCATCTCTACAGCATCGGCGAGACAAATCCCGCGCTGGTGCGCGATCTCGTCATCGGCGTCAGCGACAAGGCCTGGCAATTGTCGCCAGACGTCAAAACGCTGATCCCTGACGCGGTTTCGCTGCTCATGCTGTCGGAGGTCTGGTGATGGCCGATCGCATCCTCAAGGCGCCACGCAACGCGCGGACGCTGCTGATCTGGCCGGCCAAAGCGCCGGACGAGGTCGTCGAGCGGGGTTTCGATTGGTCCGACGTTCTGCTCTCGCCGGCCGAGCGCGCGCGCCTGGCCGCCGGCGAGACCGTGACGCCGGCGGACGGCATCAAGGCCTCGAGCTACGTGCTGCCGCAGGGCATCGTCGCCAGCGCCTCGAGCAACACTGCGACCGTGGCGCTGGTGACGTTGACCGGCGGCGAGCTCGGCCGCGTCTACAGCGTCGCAAACCGGATCGAGACTGCGAAAGGTCAGCAGCTGGAGCGCGTCGTCAAGCTGCGCATTCGCGCGAAATGAGCGCGCGATGGACCGCGTCACGGCGCTGGTCGCGATCGCGCACCTGAAACTGCGGCTCGAGCTTCTCGAGCGGCATCCGGAGATCCTGGAGGGAATCGACATGATCGACATCAAACGGCCGATCGAGCTCGCCGGTATGCGCTCGCGCCTGGCGCGGGCAAGGAAGCTCGAGACGGATATCGGCGTCACGGGCCAGCGCTATGATCGCGTGCTCGACAAGATCGACGAGCAGCATAAGGCGCTGCAGGGCCATGCCGGCGAGCTCGAGAACAACTCGGCGCAGCTCGAGCAGCTGCTCGGCAGCATGATCGCGGGGGATAATGGCGGCCCAAACGATGGCGAGGCCGGCTCGAGCGGCTCCGAGGTCGGCCAGGTCATCACCAGCAAGGTTGACGGCTAGTGACGCTGGACGAGTCCCTCGACCAGCATATCCGAGCGCTCGAGGAGAACGGCGAGACCGTCCTGGTCCGGCGTTACGCCGGCGTCGGACCGGCGCGCGCCGTCGCGAAAGAGGCGGTGGTCCTGGCGAAGGTCAAGGGCTATCAGCCGGCGGAGATTGTCGGCGAGATCCGCCAGGGCGACCGACATGTCATCCTGTTGAATGATCCCTCGGCGGCAGTGCCGGACGGTAAGGTTGCCTTGTCAACCATGCTGCCGCTGACGGATCGAGATTTCCTGGTGATCGCCGGCGCCGAGGTCAGCATCATGGGCGTCGACGACGCGACCAGGCGAATCCAAGGGCAGATCATCGCATTCGAGCTGCAGGTCCGCGGCTAATGGGCAAGGTGTTCGACGGGGCTGATTATGAGCGCAAGCTCGACGCCGCGCGCAATGGGATCTCGACCAGTGAGGAGGCGCGTTTCGTCATCACGGGCGACCTGGCCGGCCTCGACGCGCGCAAGGCGTTCCAGGAGGCGAAAGAGCGCGCGCTGATGAAGGCGCGTGCCAAAATGCTGCAGCGTATCGACCAGGAGATGACCGATCGCGACCGCGACGGCGTTTTGCCGACAGAGGTCGAGGAGATCGTCACAGGCCCGCATGACGAGCTCGTCTCGGTCGATGGCTGATGCGAATCGTTTTTCGCTACCTGGCGATGCAGGACATCGTCGATTTTGCGATCGAGACGCTGCGGGAGCGATCGCCGGTCGGATCTGTCGACGATCCGCATCCCGGTCTTTACCGCGATAGCCACACGGTTTTCCTAAATGGTCATGTCGTCAGGGACGTTTCGGCGTTCCGGCGCGGCGACCAGATCAATATCTCCAACCCGGTCCCTTACTCGCGCAAGATCGAGATCGGCCGGATGAAAATGAAGGTCGAGCCGAAGGTCTATCAGGAAACGGTGCTGCTGGTCGCCGCACGGTTCGGCAATCGCGCCGCGGTGAAATTCACATTCATGCCGGTCCGGTTCGGTGACGTCGCGGCCTATGCCGCCTTCTCGCAGCAGATCAAGGCCGGCCGGCGCCACATGTCGGACAAGGCGCGCCAGGACTGGCTGGTCCGGCAGCCGGCCCTCGAGATCCGGGCACGCTAGAGGTTATTCCCATGGCTGATTATGCCGGCGCCGTTGCAGCGATGCGCGCGCGCTATGTAGACGGTTTCACGGCGGCGCCGAGCTCGTTCCAGAATGAAGATCCGCCGCAGACGCCCTGGCCGCCGCAGGGCGCGCCTTGGTGCTATTTCGAGGTCGTCGAGACCCTGCGGCGCAAGCGCGGCGTCGGCACGCCTGGCAATCAAACCTGGCTCGTTACGGGCAACATCTTCGTGCATGTGTTCGTGCCGAAGGGCTACGGGATCGCCGCCCATCTCGCGCTCGCCGGCCAAGCTGGCGACCTGTTCAAAGACGCGACGTTCTACAACGCCGAGCCGGGCGCCTGCGTGCGCTGCTGGGGCGAGAACGGCGAGGGGCCGACCGTCCAGGGCGGCGACAGCGCCTCCGACGACGGCAACTGGTTCGGCCTGGTCGTCGTGATTCCTTTCCAGTTCTTTTTCATCGGCTGATCCAAACAGGAGACTGATCGCATGGTCTATCAAAGCAATTCCGCCGGCCGCGTCGCCTACAAGGCGCAGGCCGGCCTCGGCCAGATCGCCGCGGGCGGCGCCGGCGCCACGGTGCTGCCGATCTCCGGCGGTCCAGGTGCCAAGCTGTCGAAAGCTGCGACGGAATCGCAGACGATCCGTAACGACGGCATGTCGATCCGCGGCCGTCACGGCACGCAAAAAACCTCGTCGAGCTACAACGCGGAAATGTGGCTCGGCTCGCATGACGCGATTATCGAGGCGATCATGCGCGGCACCTGGGATGCGACGCCGCTCAACAAGACGCAGGCCGATTTTACGTCATTGACGACGGTCGCAGACGGCATCGTTTTCGCCAGCGGCTCGCCGATCGATATGGGCTTCAAGGTCGGCGATATCATCCGCGCCACCAATCTGCCGGACGCCGGCAACAATGCCCGCAATCTGCGGATCTCCGCGCTCTCCGCGAACAAGATCACGGTGCCGGAGACGCTGGTCGTCAATGCAGCGCCGGATACGAATTGCACGATCGCGCGGCCAGGCAAGCGCCTGGTCAACCCGGCCGCGCTGGTCCGGCGCTATTTCGGGATCGAGGAATTCGAGAGCGACATCGGCAAGTCGACGGTCCTCGACGATTTCGTCTGGGGCACGGGCAAATTCTCGATGGCGCCGAACGGAATCATCACGTTCGATCCCGGCGGCATCGGGACCGGCAAGATCCGGCCGTTGAATGCCGGCGTCCCGTATTTCACTGATCCGCAAGGCACCAACGGCACGCCGTTCGCCGTCGTCGACGCAACCATCCGCCTCGGCGGCGTCGACCTGGTCGAGCTGACGTCGTTCGATCTGTCGCTCGATATCCAGCCGAGCGCGCCGGATGCGTTCGGCTCTGGCAACATCAAGTATGCGCCGGACGTGTTCACTGGCCCGCTGCGGGTGTCGCTCAACCTGACCATGCTGCGCAAGGATCTGCAGCTGTTGACCGATTTCGTCAGCGAAACGCAGTATTCCCTCAACATCCTGGCCGTCGACAACATGAGCGAGCCGAGAGACTTCATGTCGATCACGGTGCCGAATTTCACGATTGGCGGCGTCGATCCCTCGGCGCTCTCCAAGCAGGGCGGAGGTCGCACGCAGACGATCACGATCCCGCCGGCGCTGGTCGGCATCGATACCTCGGCGACCGGCAATAACAGCATGATCTCGTTTCAGACCACTGCTGCAGCGTAGCGTTTTGAGTGATCGGCGCCGACAGAGGCCGATGGAATGTTCTCGCGAGAACCGGCCGCAGGGTTGTCGGACCCTGCGGCCAACCTTTCCGACAGAAGGCAACCGACATGACTGAAGCAACTGCAATCCTCGATCTCTCCGCACATTTGCCCGTCGACACGTTCAAGCTGCAGATCCGCAAGCCTGGCACGGATACGCCGATCGGCTGGGTGATCGAGCTCGCCGGACCTGCGCATCCGCAGACGATCGCGCTCAACAATGAATCGACCCGCGACGCGATCGAGAAGGAGAAGGCGATCGAGTTTGCGCAGGTCAACGGCCGCAAATGGAAAACCGAGGATGAGACGGTCGCCGATCGGCGCCGGCAGAACGTGACAAAGGTTTGCCGCCGGATCGTCGGCTGGTCGCCGAATCCGACGTTCACGACGGTTTCGCCAGATCCCATCCCGTTCACGCTCGAGAGCGCAGTCAATCTGTTCCTGCGGCCGGAGCTCGGCAGTTTCTTCGTTCAGGTCACTGACTACCTGACGAGCGAGCGGGCTTTTACGAGGCCCTCAAGTCAGACTTGAGGGCATACGCCGAGCGCAGTTTCCTGCTGTCCTCGAGGGCCAGCGACGCCGGCGACAGTTATCGCCAGGTCCTCGAGGGCCTCCTGCTTAGAACGCGCGATCAGAAGCGCAGGGCCGAGCGAGAGGCGATCCTCAAGGTCCCGGCGATGCCGCGGGGCCTGCTGTACCTCTGGCGCATCTATGACCGGATGCGCCGGCGCAAAGGCGGCAACGGTTTCGCGCTGTCGCCGCTTGAATGGCAAGACATCGACGCTTTCCTGCGTCGGACACAAACCGACCTGGCTCCATGGGAGCTCGAGATCATCGAAATGTTGGATGATCTCTATCTGGTCGATTACTCAAAACTGCAGGTGGATTGATGGCCGACCAGGTCGTGACCGAGCTCGTTATCGACGCGAATACGCAAGGCGCGGCCGATTACGAGCGGGCAATGGACAGTGCCGCCGGCGCCGCGCAACGCGGCACGGATGCGGCGACCGATTTTAATGTCGGCCTGATCGCGCTCGGCGCCGGCGCCGTCGCCGCGGCGGCAACGGTCAATAAGGCGCTGGATTATGTCGTCAGCTTTAACAAGTCGCTCGCCGACATGGGCGCGCTTGCCGATCGTGTCGGCCTTTCGCTCAAGGATCTGCAGGGCGTCCAGTTCGGCGGCCAGATCGCAGGGCTGACCGAAAGCCAGGTCAACGCCGGGCTAGAGAAGTCCGCGCAGCTGCTCAATGACGCGCAGCGCAATGCTAATTCGCTGTCGAAAGAGTTCGATGCGAACGGCGTCAGCCTGCGCAACGCAAACGGGCAGCTGATTAGCCAAAACCAGCTGCTGCAGATCGCGGCCGACCTGGTCAGCCGCGCACGCAATCCGCAGGACGCGACCGCGATCGCGCAAATGCTCGGCTTTACCAAGGAATGGGTGCCGCTGCTGCAACAGAGCGCCGGCGCGATGGCGGATCTCGGCAACCAGGCGCAGGCCGCCGGCGTCGTCATCGACGACGAGACGGTCAAGCGCTCCGCCGATTTCGATGCGGAGTGGCGCAAGAGCTCGATCCAGTGGTCGCTCTACATGAAAGAGGCTGCCGCAGGCCTGCTGCCGGTCATGGATGACCTGATCGAACGGGCCGCCAAGTTCTTTAAGTCGCTCGACCGTGACTCGATCGAGAAGGCCGCAAGCGAGCAGCTCAGCGCTTTGTCCAACAGTGTCGGCGGTCCTAACGCAGATCAAACGGTCGGGCTTAGGATCGATATCACGCCGGAGGCAAAACAGGCGGTCGACGAGCTCTCGAATGCCGGCTCGCTGTGGGACGGCTGGGTTAAGCTGCTCGGCATCGTTTCCGCCAACCAGCCGTTAGCCAACATCAGGACGCTCTCGCCTGATGAGATCAAGTGGTACGCCGGGACCGGCTCCTCGATCTCCGACACAAGCAACGCGCAGAGCGATTGGGCCTGGCAGAACCAGGCTGCATCGCTCAAGTCGATGCAGGCAGGCCTGAACGGCCTGCAGTTCGGTTCGCGGTCTAACGTCGCATCGAAGGACACGGCGGATGATCCGGTCGATCGCGCGATCAATACGCTGCGTCGTCATACCGAGACGCAGGAGGCCGATACCAGGGCAGTCGGCCTCGGCGATGCCGCGCTCGCGGCCTTCCGCGCGACGGCCGCCGAGACCTCGGCAGTGCAGGCCAACGGCGGTAAGGAAACCGGCGACCAGGCTGCGCGGTTCGCAGATCTGCGCGATCGCGCGGCGGAGGCTGCTGACGCCCTGGCGCGGGCCAAGGTGAGTTCGCAGATCGATTTCAGCAGCAAGACGGCTTTCCTGTCCTCCGACGACGTCGCGATCGCGACGCAGCTCAAGGGGATCTATGGCAACGACGTCCCGGCGGCGCTGGATAGCACATATGCCGCTGCGATCCGGACCAACAATGCCTTTAAGGGGATTTCCGGGGCGATCGAGAGCGACCTGGTCAACGGCCTGGCCGACATCACGACGGGCGCCAAGTCGGCCGGCCAGGGCTTTACCGATATGTCGAACCAGATCATCCGCGCGATCGAGCAGATGATTATCAAGATCACGATCGTCGAGCCGCTGATGCGATCGCTGCAGTCGGCGGCCGGCGGACTCGGCGGGTTTTCGATTGGCGGCGCATCCGCCGGCAGCGCGTCGTCGACCGGCTTTACTGGCGGTCTCGGCGGCCTCTACCACACGGGCGGCATCATCGGCTCGGAGCCGACGTCGATGCGTTACATTCATTCGGCGTATTTCGACGACGCGAAGCGTTTCCATAGCGGCGGCATCGCCGGCAACGAGGTCCCGATCATCGCACAGCGCGGCGAGGGCGTCTTTACGCCAGGCCAGATGGCTGCGCTCGGAGCTGCCGCCGGCGCCGGCGGCGGCCGTTCGCCGCAGGTCACCATCAACAATTACACGGATGCGACGCCCAGCGTCGAGCAGGCGCCGAACGGCGACATCAAGGTGACGTTGCGCAAGATGGTCGACGGCGCGGTCGGCGACTCGCTGTCGACCGGCACTGGCCGGCGCGTGCTCGGCGACCAGTACGGCGTCAAACCGTTCACGGGGCAATAAGCGATGGCCTTGCCAGCATTTCCGATCGCAAACGCCGTCATCCTCAAAGACGGTTTCAATCTGCAGCGCGCGCGAGATCCGATCGCGACCGATATGGAGCAAGGCAACGTGCGTCAGCGTCCCCGACCTGGCGACAATGTCGGCACTGTGACGCAGACGGTCCGTTTCTACGCGGCTGACTATGACACTTTCGTCGAGTGGGTTAAGACGACGCTCAATCTCGGAACGGCTCGTTTTACCATTGATGTTTGGCTCGGAACGTCGCTGGCGAACAAGGTCTGCCAGTTCGTCAAGCCAGGCACAACGCTCGTCGCCAGCTGGCCTAATCCGGGCCAGGTCGACGTCCGCATGACGCTCCGGGTTTACGACGTCTAGCCATGCCGACGCACAATGAAGCGCTGCTCGAGGCCTATGCCTCATGTCCACCTAGCGCGCGGATCTACTACACGCTCGAGCTCTGGCAGTCGTCATTCGATCAGCCGGCGCGGGTCGTCGCCAATGTCGGCGATGATATGGCCTTTGGGCTCGAGGCTGGTGCGCCGCGCAACGCCGGCGAGGCCGCGACATTCATCGCTTGCCCTTTCGAGGCCGGCTATCCGGAGCAAAAGGAAGGCCAGCCGCCGTCGACGACGATCAAGATCGACAACGTCAACCGCGAGCTGGTGCCAAAGATCCGCGCGGCGCAGGGGACGCGGGAATATATCCAGGTGCTCTATCGCGAGTATCTCGGCAGCGACCTGACCGAGCCGGCCTATGGGCCGATCGAATTCGAGCTGCGCAGTGTGCAGATGGTCGGGGCGTCGCTGACCGGAACGGTCATGGTGAAAAACCTGCAGAACAAGCGGTTTCCGCGCATCACCAAGAATTATGATTATGTGCAGTTTCCATCCTTACTGGCTTAAGGTGCCGAAGTCCGCTTTAGCTTCACAAAGCGACCTTGCACAAGGTATCGTCGAATGTCAGCCTTGGGCCACTTCCGGACTCATGCACCTTAAACAAGGACTCACTCGATCGGCAGGCCTTGGTGGCTATCGAACGGTCCCAGTCAGTAATTGCACCCTTTGGAGCGGTTCAACGCAACCGGGGAAGCGGCTTTCCACCCTAAGCTCCCCTGCCATCCTGTTTGCCGATCACGCAGCGCCATGCCGCAAGGCGTTCGGCCGGGTGCTCCTTCATCCACGCAGCGAGTTGCGGCGCACCCATCAGACAGGACTGCATCGAGACGTCGGCGAAGTCTGAGGTGGTAACGGTCTGCTCGTGGCAATTTGCCGGAGAGGAGAGCTTGCAGAGCACGGCGATGATCTTGATTACGGCTGGAGAGCCCCATCGCTGCGATGAGCATTTGCCCGGATGATCTTGATGGCCTTGGCCACCGTGCGCGGATTCAGGCCTAGCGCGCGGATCACTTCCTTCTTCTTGCAGCCGAGGTTGCATTCGAGGTAGCCGCGCACACGCTCGACGTTGAATGCCTCCAGCTCCTTGGAGCCGGGGCGCAGGTTCAGCGCTTCAATGGTACAGAATTCGGGGGACATGTTTGAAGCTGCCCACCCGGTCATGCACGCCATTCGACGTTCAGCGCTAGCAGCCGATCGGGCGAATGCTTTGGCCGCATCAACATGCGAAGCAGCCTTCTCAGCTCGCCGCTCGTAGTCGTCGGCAAGGGCCTTGAGCTGACCCGCACTCGCTGAGTCGGTCATGGTTTGGGCTGCGCGGAGCAAAGTCCATGCTGTCTCTAAATATGCCTTGCCTCGCTGTGAGACCTCGACCATCACAAAGTCCTCGCGCGGTGCTCTAGCAGCTGGTTGAAGGTGATCCGGAGCCAACCCACCCAATTGCGGTCACTTTCCCTGCGAGCTCTGAAGCGATCGGCGCACTTCTTGGAACAAAGAGGTGTTCGCCACGAGTAGTGCCGGACGAGACCGAACTTGCCATCACAAACTGCGCATCGTGCGGCACTGCCAGATTTAATGCTTTCGGAGCAGTTGAGCATTGTAGTCTCCTCTTGGCCTTATCGCAGCTGTTCGTCGATCATCCTTTTTCACTGTCGCACTTGATGAGCCTGTGCGCCGTTCCAAACGCATGCAGCCTAAGACGATCACGATCAACAGCTCAACTGAACGTAGGTAATCGTCCGGCATCTAGAGGGGTGAACGGAACGATACGAAGGTTTAGGGCGCCCCCCGTTTCCGCAATGGTCCAAAAGCCGCCCATGGCGGTCAAGCTGACCGACGTCCGCTCTTTCTCAATGAGCTGACCTACGTCGAGTTATCCGCCCAGTCGTTTGGAAGGAAACGGGCTCTTGTCTATTGATCGTTCGTCATTCCTGTCGCCGCTGATCGGCGAGCTATGGGCCTGGCAGTCCCGCAACTGCTGGGATTTCGCCTGCCATGTGCAGCGCGAGCTGTTCGGCCGCGAGCTGCCACAAATCGCGGTGCCGGCGGATTTCAGCAGGCGTTGGGTGCTCGAGGAGTTCGCCGGCCATCCGGAGCGCGCGCGCTGGCGCCCGGTACCGGACGGTCCTGGCGGCCTGGTGATGGCCGCTGACGGCGCCCTGGTCCTGATGGCCCATGCGCGGTTTCCCGCGCATATCGGCGTCTGGCTGCGCCAGGAGGGCCGGGTGATCCATTGCGATAGCCAGGCCGGCGTCGCCTGCGAAACCGTCCTGGCGCTGCGCCAGGTCGGTTGGAAAAACCTTATGTTCTTCGAGCCGGTGACATGCACGGATCTGTGAAGCGATTGCCCAAGCCGCCGGCGAGCTCGCCGGAGCGTCCGCGAGCTCGTCGCGAGCGCCGCAGCGACGCCGCGCGTCAGCCGGTGCTGCATCTGGTTATGCCTGGCCTCGAGGTCGGTCGCGCCGAGCCGCGGCCGAGGGAGACCGTCGCGGCCTTCCTGCGGCGTACAGGCTGGGCAACGCGCGATCGGGCTTTCGGCTGGCAGTTCAAGAAAGGCCTGCCGACCGTGCTCGAGATCAACGGCGAGGCGGTGCTGCGCAGGGATTGGCAGTCGCGCCGCATCGGGCCGGCCGATGCGGTTCGCTTCATGTCCTATCCGCTCGGCGGCGGCCAGGGCGGCAATACGGCCAAACAGATCATCGGCCTGGTCGCGTTGGTCGCGGTCTCGGCCTTCGCCATTTGGGCCGGCCCTGCGCTGTTTGGCGCCGGTACGTTTGGCGCGCTCGCGACGACCGCGGGGATCGGCATCGGCGGCTCGCTGCTCGTCAACGCCCTCGTGGCGCCAAAGGCCGGCGCGACCAATACGCCGAGCGCAACGCAGGACCAGATTTACTCGGTCGCAGCGCAGGGCAACGTCGCCAAGCTCGGCCAGCCTTTGCCGGTCTGGTATGGGCGCGTCAAGGACTATCCGGATTTCGCCGCGACGCCCTGGGGCGAGTTCATTGCCAACGATCAATACCTCAACGTCCTGCTGTCGCCGACGATGGGCAGCATGCAGTATGAGGCCGTCTATATCGACGATACCGTTTTCTGGGACGCGACCAACGGGATCGCGGCAGCGTTCTCGGATGCGCAGATCGCATTTTATGAGCCTGGCAGTGCGGTCGCGTTGTTTCCGACCAACGTCGACCAGTCGGCCGAGGTTAGCGGCCAGCAGCTGCCATCGGGGACCGGAACATCAGGCGGACAATACGACGCCAACGGCCTACCGTTCGGCGCCTCGGCGAGAACGCCTGGCGCCTGGATTGGACCGTTCGCGGCAAACCCGGCCGGAACGCTGGCGCAATCGCTTGCTGTCGATTTCGTCTTTGCGGCCGGCTGCTACACGGTCAACGGCCAGGATGGCTCTATCGGTTATTCTAACGTCGGCCTGACCGCAGAATATGCGACCTGCGACAACGCCGGCGCGCAAACCGGACCGTTCAACCCGCTGTTTTCGATCGTGCGGCAGTATGCATCGCAGGCGCCGGCCCGCGACAGCGTCAAGGTCGACGTCGCACCTGGCCGTTATCTTGTCCGCTTTCGCCGCGAGGACGCCGAGCTGTCCAGGACCGCGGGCAGTAATTCCGTGCTCTGGGCCGGCCTGCGCTCGTTCCTGAAAGGCAGCAATTCGTTTCCGGACGTCTCGACGATCGCGATCCGGTTGACGGCGTCGCAGTCGACGCAGGGCGCCTATAAGTTCGGCGTGCTGGGCACGCGCAAGGTGCCGGTTTGGAATGGGGCGGCCTTCGTCACGCAGGCAACCCGTAACCCGGCTTGGGCCTTCCTCGACGCAGTCACCAGCGGTCAGTATGGATCGGGGCTGTCGATCGCCAAGGTCGACTTTAACGCCGTTGTGGCGCATGCGGCCGGCTGCGACGCGCGCGACGACACATTCGATTATCGGTTTACGACGGCCGTCGCCGTGCCGGCTGCGCTTAACAAGATCCTGGCGCCGTCTCGAGCGCAGCATTACTGGCTCGGCGATACCGTCTCGATCGTCCGCGACGAGTGGCGCGACGTGCCGACCATGCTGATGACCGATCGCGAGATCGTGCGGGATTCGATGCAGGTCAGTTTCACCATGCTCGGCGAGGAAGATCCCGACGCTGTCGTGGTCGAGTATGTCGACGAGAGCACCTGGCGGCCGGCACAGGTGCAATTTCCGCCGGACAGCGACACATTTACGTCGGTCAATGCCGAGACCAAGCGCGTCGACGGCATCGTCAACCGTGACCAGGCATTCCGGGAATGCGCCTTTTACTATCTGCAGTCGATCTATCGGCGGGAAAACGTCGCGCTCGGCTCGGAGTATGAGGGCAGGGCGATCACGCGCGGATCTGTGGTCAGGGTTCAATCCGATCTGCCGGAGAACTACGGTTACGGGGGCGCCGTCGTCGGCATCGCCGGCGCGACGCTGACGCTCAATCCTGCGCCGGTCTGGGATAGTGGGCCGTTCTATATCCGGTTGCGGAAGCCGAACGGGAAATTCTTTGGTCCGGTGCTTTGCAGCCGCGGCGTCGATGCCGCGCATGCGGTCCTCGACGCTGCCAGCCTGGCGACCGCGGAGAGCGGGAAGGCGACGACGCTGGCGGCCGTCCTGGCTCGCGAGGATGGTGCGGAGTATCCGTCATTTGACCTCGGCACGGGTGCAAGCCAATCGCGGCTGTGCGTTGTCCTCGACGGCTCGCCGAACGGCGACCAGTTCACGCTCAACATGGTGGTTGATGACGAGCGGGTTCACGCGACGGATCTCGGCAACCCGCCGGTGCTGCCGAGCGCGCAGTATCCGTCAAACGACAAGGTCCCCCTGGTCTTTGGGCTCAATGCCTACATGAGCCAGGGCACGGCCGAGCCGCGGCTGTTCGCCAGCTGGTTTCCGACCGCGGGCGCGATCTACTACGTCGCCGGCGTCTCCTATGACGAGGGCAAGAATTGGACGCAGGTCTATGAGGGGGCCGAGAACCAATTCGACACGGTCGTCAGCCTGGCCGCCGTGCGTCTGCGCGTCCAGGCGGTCAATGCGACGATGCGCGGCGCCTATTCGACCGTCGACCTCGAGGCGCCGACCGTCAAGCTGTCGCCGGGCATGGTCACACTAGAGTCGTTCAATGCGGCCCTGAAAAATCAGGTCACGGCGGTCGCGGATCAAGATAACGACGAGATCAATGCGGCCCTGCAGCTGATCTCGTCGACCGCAGCTAACCAGGACGCCCGCAACTGGCTCGACAAAAAGTCGATCAAGTCGGAAATCTCAGCCCGCGTCGGTGCGGCCTTCGCGCAGATCTCGACAGTCCAGACCGTGGCAGTCGACGCGCAGCAGGCGGTGGCCGATCTCACGACGTCGGTCAGCGCTCAGTTTGGCGATGTCAACGCATCGATTACCGAGCAGTCCAACGCGATCTCGAGGATCGACGGCTATGCCGCGGCTGCCTGGTCTCTGACGCTCAACGTCAACGGCTACGTTACCGGAATTCAGCTGGTCAATGGCGGATCTGGGGTCTCGGCCTTCACGGTCGTCGCCGACAAGTTCCAGATCCAGCTGCCGGGCTACAACGGGAATTTGCCAAAGGCCGTTTTTACGGTTGGCACGATCAACGGCGTCGCCTCGATCGGCATCACGGCGAATATGTATCTCGACGGCGTGCTGACGGCACGCATGATGAACGTCGGCACATTGAGCGCGATCACGGCCAACGTCGGCACGCTGACCGCTGGTGTGATCCAGAGCTCGGACGGCAAGGTGGTCCTCAACCTGACCGCTGGCACTCTGATTATTTCGGAGTGACCGGACGATGGCGGTCCGGATCTATATCGATGCTTCGCGGGTGACAGTATCGAAGCCCGGATACGACGCGCAGTTTCCGCCGGCCGTCGATTACAAGTATCTGTCGCTCGACAGTCGGCTCAACCAGGGCAGGCCTCTCGAGGTGGGGCTGATTCCAGCCTACACGTTCCTGAGTGGCACCAAGATATTCTATTCGGGCACGTATCCGACGCCGCCGGCGGTGGACATCGTCCCTTACAGTCTGTCCTCGGGAGTCGCGGGATACGGTCAGACGCTGGTCATGCGGGACGCCAACAGCTCTACCGCCATTCAGCGCTCGCCGTTCGCTGTGCTTTGCGCGAGGGATGGGTTTACGCCGGATGATTCTGGCCTGGTGTTCGCAAGGTACTCCCGCTTGCACGGGCTCGCGTTCAATCTGTTCTATATCGCTTGGAAGGTCTGGTAATGGCTCGCCGGTTCCTGTTGGGCCTGCATCCGAGCCTCGGGCAATATGGCGTCTGGCTTTCCGTGCCTGCTGTCGACGTCGTCACGGCCACTGCCGCAGCGCAGTTCCTTTTGAAATCGGACGTCAAGAACGAGCAGGTCATCATGTCGGGCAGCATCTTCCTGCCGGCTCTCAGCGGAGCGGTTGCGATTCCGTATCCGGCGACGCTACCGCAAAACCCGTTTGTCTCGTTTCGCACCTACATCGACTCGGGCGTCGTGTCCTACCCTTACCGACTGGATATGGCGGTGCCGAGGGACATCACGATCGGCGGCGTCGTCTATTACGAGATCCAGAACGGATTTCAGATCCAGAACAACACCATGACTTTCAACAATCTGATTTCTGAGTCCTACGGCATTTATGTTGACTACATGATCTTCAATCGGAGCCTTGGGTGACGCAGCGGGTTTTTATGCAGGGCGGAGCTAGCGCGAGGCTCGTCGTTAGCAAGCCTGGCGTTGACGCAGCGCTCGCCAATCTGGATCAAACGGTGTTCGATTCCCGCTGGTCTGGTCACCAGTTCTATTTGAGCGGCACCCTGGACAGCATCAACGATAGTACCGCTCAATTGAACTTCGGGGAGACGCTCGACGCGCCGCCGTTCATGCTGGGTTATTGCGATCCGAGCGTCCTTCTAAACCCTGGCGCACAATATCTGCAGTGCGAAGCCTACCGCGGCGGCGGCACTGATTTCTGGATCTACGCGGCCGTGACGACCTCGTCCATCGTGTTTCGGTTCAAGTTCGGCAACCAGCAGGGACGGCTCTATTTCTCGCTGTTCAGGAGGATCGCAGGATGACGGGGGTGACACTCGACGCGGCATGGGCGGTGCCTGGCTACACGCCGGCGAGCGTCGGCGGAGAGGCGGTCGCGGTCAGTCCAGAGGCCATTGCGGTCACGATCGAGGAGCCGGAGGCGGTCAACAAGACCAAGACGCTGATCCGGCACGACGAGATCGGAATTATTACGCAGGTCATTCTCGACGCCGCGCGACCTATGGACGAGATCTCCAAGTCGTTCGCGGAGGCCGGCATCGATCACATTCTCTATGATGGACCTGTCGATATCAAAGAGGCTTATGTCGACCTGTCGACTGATCCGCCGGAAATTCGACCCAAGCCGGAGGTTGTCATCAGCGGCGACATCCGGCCGATCAAGGCGGACGGCGTCGATGCTCTGCATCTGACTGTGCAGCCGGAAACGTTCGCGGTTTATGTTTGGTACGACGGCAAGCTGGTCCACCAGGAGGACGTCGCCGATGGAAAGATCGAGTTCGCGATCGACCAGGCTGGTGCATTCCGGGTGACGATCGTCGCCGGGCAGCCGTACAAGGTCGGCGCCTTCGAGGTGGTCGCGCAATGAGAATTCAGATTGCGCCTTTGGTGCAGGAGAAGAAGCGCGCCGAGCGCCGGATCAACACGTTCCTTATGGTCGACGGCCATGACGTCGCGCATGCGCGCAAGCATATGCTGGCGCTATCCGTCCAGAATGGCGCCGCTGCGACCGCGGAATTCGAGGAGGCCGCGCGGATCGAGGGCAGGACCGCGCAGGAGCTCGCGGCCGTCATCCTGGCGAAACCGGACGAGCTCATGGTCAAGGAAAACAAGCGCAGGGGGCTGATCGTCGCGGTCCGGAACGCGCAGAGCCTGGCCGAGCTGAATAAGATCCTCGCCGATAACGGTGTCCCGGCGCATTACGAGGACCAGCGGCTGGCCCTGCTGCCTTAGTCCAGCGGACTCCGCTCCACAAAACCCAAAAAGACAATCGAGAGGTTATCGAGATGACGGCGCTTGCCAGTTACGCGACCGGAACGATTTCCGTTGCGGCCAACGGTACCGTTGTGACCGGATCGGCGACGATCTGGTCGGGCACGAACGTCCGGCCTGGCGACATCCTGCAGATCGGCAATTTTCAGACGGTCATCGCTGACGTCACTGATCCGACGCATCTCGTTATCCCGCCATGGGGTGGCGGCGCGCAGGCCGGCGTCGCTTACGTCGTCTGGAAAGTGTCGCCGCAGCGCATCGCCGGCGCGCAGGCGATGGCTGATGTTTCCGCGCTCGTCGCGGCGTTGAATACGACGGGCTTCTTTTGGTTTGTCGATGCGTCGCTCGCTGCGCCAGATCCGTCGCTCGGCTCGGATGGACAATTTGCGCTGCAGCCGTCGACCGGGAAAATGTGGGTTCATGTCGCCGGCGCATGGTCCTTCCTCGGGATCTATCGCGGCCTCGGCACGCCGGCGCCGTATGACAACGCGAAAACCTACAGCCTGATGGACGTCGCAACCTCTGGCGGCTCGTCCTACGTCTGGATCAATCCGGCGCCGGGCTCCGGCCAGGCGCCGCCGAATGCGACCTATTGGGCCGTGCTCGCGAGCAAGGGCGACCAGGGCGCGCAGGGTATCCAGGGCGCGGGTTACGGCGGAACGTCGACGACGTCGCTCACGATCGGTGCCGGCGCGCAGGCGTTCACGACGCAGGCCGGCCTGGCTTACCAGAACGGCGCGCGTGTTCGTGCGACCTCGACGGCCAATCCGTCGAATTGGATGGAGGGCCTCGCGACCTATGCCGGCACGATCCTGACGATCACGGTCGACAAGACCAACGGCGCCGGCACGATCGCGAGCTGGAATTTCAACATCGTCGGCCAGCCTGGCGCCGGCGATATGTCGTCGGCGAACTACCTTTCAGAGTTGGCGGGGAATAAGCAGCTCGCGCGCACTAATCTCGACATTCTCCAGATGGTGGACAAGAGCGGCACGGGCTGGGATTTCAATGCGATCGTTGCGACGGGCACCTATCAACTCAGCAATCCGACGAATTCCAACGCGCCGTTTCCTGGTGCGCTTTGGTATCTTGAAGTTTTTGCGTACGGCATCGCCGGCTACGTTATGCAGCGGGCTACACCCATAAATGCCAGCGCGGCAAACACGTACACGTATGTAAGAGAGTTTGTAAACGGAACAACGTGGTATCCGTGGCGGTTGCTGCTGCCGGCCGACGATAATCTTGCGGCGTTGCCAAATAAAGGAGCAGCGCGAACCAATCTCGGCGCGGTCGGCAGGCTCAATCTGCTGCGGTTCACGGCGTCAGGCACATACAATCCGTCCGCGAATATCATCGGCGCTCTGGTTGAAGCGCTCGCCGGCGGCGGCGCCGGCGGCGGCGTTTCGCCAAATGCGTCTTATGTCCTCGCCGGACCTGGCGGCGGCGCCGGCGGAAGGTCTCTCCGTTGGCTGACGGCAGCGCAGCTCGGCGCTGCGCAGACGGTTGCGATCGGCGCCGGCGGAACTGGCAACTCCGCCGGCGCCGGCGGCACGGGTTCGCCGACGAGCCTAGGATCGCTCGTCGTCGCTTCCGGCGGTCTCGGAGGCGGTGCCATGTCGACCGGCTCGGTTGGCGCGCCAGGTGGCGGCGGCACCATCACGACGGGCGATTATGGCTTTACCGGAAACACTGGCGACAACGGGCACTATCAGCAGATGGCCTCGACGACAAACATCATCGTCGGCAAGGGCAAGGGCGGCGATAGCCCGTATGGCAGCGGCGGCGTCGGGATCATGGGCAACGCGACGGCGTATCAATCGAACGGTAACGCGGCGACCGGGTTCGGCGCCGGCGGCGGCGGCGGTCTCTCCAACCAGTCGGCCGCGTCCAACGTTGCCGGCGGCGCTGGCTCGTCTGGTCTAATCAGCATCTGGGAGTTTCTCGCACAATGATCGGTTACATCCTCGATGCGCAGGGAAGCATCGTCAGCGCGCTCGTGTTCGACGACGAGCCTGCGGAGTTCACGCCGCCGGAGGATCACACGCTCGTCATGGGCGGCGACTACGCGATCGGCGGCAAGCTGGTCGCCGGCGTTTACACGGCGCCGCCGGCGCCGGCAGCTGATCCGTTGCCGCCTCCGCCTCCGCCGGATTCCTGCACCAAGCTCGGCCTGAAACGCGCCTTTGACGAGTTCGGCAATTGGGCCGCGGTCAAGGCCGCGATCGCCGCGGATGCGGCCGTCCAGGAGGAATGGGATCTCGCGACCGAGATCCGGCGAGCTGATCCGCTGGTCCAACACATGATCGCGGTCGTCGGCCTCTCCGACGAGCAGGTCGACCAACTGCTGATACGCGCTAACGCCCTGGTCTGACCGGGCCGCGCTCTTTCATTCCACAAAAGGATTATCACGATGACCAACGCAGCGGTTTCTGCGAGCGCTCTCGATTTGCATGGGATCTCGCGTGCGGCCTTCGATCTGATCGTCGCCGCCGAGGTCACCAGCGAAGCCTGGTATTCAAAGCATCTGAGCGGACCGACCCGGCCCGGTGAACAGTCCGGCGTGACGATCGGCTGCGGCTATGACGTCGGCCAGACGACGCGGCAGCAGTTCCTGGCCGATTGGTCCGGCAAGATCCCGGATGCGATGGTCAAGGCGCTGGCGAAGTGCTGCGGCGTCACGGGGCAGGCCGCGGCTGCGCTCGCGCGCAAGCTGCGCGGCGTCGTCGATATCCCGTGGGACATCGCGCTCGAGGTTTTCGCGAACCATGACGTGCCGCGGTATCTGGCGATCTGCCGGCGGCTCCTGCCTGGCTTCGACGAGCTCTCGCCGGATTGCAAAGGCGTCATCCTCTCGATCGCGTTTAATCGCGACGCCGGCGGCTTCAACAAGCCCGGCACGCGCTGGACCGAGATGCGCCAGATCAAGGCGGCGATCGGCAGCGGCGAGCTCGCCAAGATCCCTGGCCTGATCCGGTCGATGAAACGGCTCTGGCCGGACAGCAAGGGGCTGCGCATCCGTCGCGACGACGAGGCGGCGCTATTCGAGCACGGCCTCGCGACGTCGCATCCGCAAGAGCATGTGAAGCTCGCGACGACGCCGGCGCCGGTAGATCCTGACGTCGTCGCGCATGTCCAGGCGCGGCTGCGCGAGCTCGGCTATTACGACGTCGGGCAGGTCGACGGCGAGCAATCGCCGCAGGGGCGGACCGAGGGAATGATCCTGGCCTATCGCAACGCGCGCGGGCTGCCGCTGACGCCGGCAATCGACGACCAGCTGATCGCCGAGCTCGGCAAGCCGCAGGAGCCGCGCCAGGTCGCCGAGACGCGGGCGAGCGCGACCGTCGCGGATCTCCGCGACGACGGCTCGCAGACCATTGCGTTGACCGATCGGGCCAAGGGTTGGGCCGGCAAGATCTTCGGCGGCTCGAGCGGCCTCGGCACGGCCGGCGCGCTCGCCTGGGTGACCGATCGCGCGACGCAGGTCTCGGCCGCAAAGGACGCGGTCGGCGGCCTCGGCCTGACGCCTGGTGCGATCCAGGCGATCGCGATCGGCCTCGCCGCCCTGGTCGTCGTCGCCGGCGTCGGCGTCCTGGTCTGGTTCGTGGCCGACACGCTCGAGCAGCGTCGCCTGGCCGATTACCGCGCGGGGAAACACGCATGAGCTGGATCGTCGCGATCGTCATGCGCCTGGCCGGCGCCGCCGGCGTCAGTCTCTCGCCATTCGCGGCCGGCGCGCTGTTCGCCGGCGGCCTGGCTGTCGTCGCCGGCGGCGCCGCGGTAGCCGGCGCCGCGCATCTCTACAACGCCGGCTTTAGCTCGGCCGATGCCAAATGCGAGGCGGCACAGGTCGCCGAGCAGAATGCTCAATTGCAGGCGCGCCTCGAGGAGAAGGATCGCCAGCTCGTTTTTGCCAACGCCCTGCAGCAGCGCGACGCCAAGCGCGCCGCGGAGGCCGAGGCGCAGCTCAAGTCAAACCAGGGGGCAATCGATGCAACGCCGGCTAACGCTAACAAGTGTTTTACTCGCGACATGTCTCGCCGGGTGCGCGGGGTTCGGTAGCCAAGAGCGGCTGCAGGCTCCGCCTCCGGATGCGCCGAACATTCCCGCGATGTCGGCGGACGTTGCGGCCTGCGAGCGGACGCCGGTCGATACGCCGGATCGCGACCTCAACGCCGGCGAGATCGAGCGGCTCTGGAAAACCGACCGCGCGGCGCTGGCAAAGGTCAATGCCTGCCTGCGGCGCGCTGTCTGCCAATACCAGGACGTGCGCGAGGGCATCGGTCGCGTCGACGGCGTCGCCTGCGACAGCACGGCGCCGGCGGAAAAGCCGGCGCCTCGGTTCGGCCTGTTCAAGCGAAAGAAGGCGAAATGAGCGACGCGGTTACATGGGGCGCGATCGTCACGGCGATCGGCGCGCTGGCGACGATCGTCGGTTTCTGGACGCGCTACTCCGACCGGATCACAAAAGCCGAGGCCGCGGCGGCGGCCACGGCTGCGGCAGAAGCCAAGCGCGCGGCGGAGGCAGCGATCGCCGAGGTCAAGCGGACCTCGGAGGCCGCGATCGGCGAAGCCAAGCGCGATGCGCAGGCGGCATCTCAGCATGCTGCCGAGCTCGCCGCAAAGCTCTACCAGGTCGAGATCTGGTCGCGTGACGAGTTCGTTCGCAAGTCGAGTTTTGAAATGGTTGTGTCCAGGCTCGAGCGCGGTTTCGCCGAGCTCAAGCAGGACATTTCCGGGCGCCTTGATCGCATGACCGATCGGATCGAGACGATCAAGAGCAACTCTCCGCAGCACTGATGTTTCGCATCGTTGTCGCCGTCGCGCTCGTGCTGATCGTCGCGAGCTCGGCGGCCGAGGCGCGGCCACGCCTGGCGCGCGCCTGGCCGGCGCCGCAAACGCTCGGCGGCCGGCCGCATGGCTGTCCGCATGCGTTCTGCGGCTGCGGCGCAAGCCTGTATCTGTTCGGCCGCATCATTCCACGGCTCAACCTGGCGGTGGCCTGGCTCGCTTTCCCGCGAGCTCGGCCAGCGCCGCGCATGGCGGCCGTGCGCCGGCATCACGTTCTCGTCCTGGTCGAGCAGCTCGAGGCCGATATCTGGCTCGCTCATGATTCCAACTCCGGCGGCGGCCTGACGCGCTGCATGCGCGATCGCTCGCCGGTTTCATCATCGTCGATCCATCGGAGCCAAGATGAACCAGATCCAGTTCGCCTATGACGCTGCAGCGATGCAGGGCGTTTTCAACAATGCGGCAATGGCGCTCGCGATCGTCGCGGTCGTTCTGCTGGCGCTATCGGCCGTCGAGTTCCGCTGCGCCAGCCGCTCGAGCTTGCCGTCTGGGCGACGCTTGTTTGCGCGGCGATCATCGTCGTCTTCGTAACGCTTTGAGACTATTCGCCATCACCGGTCAGCTCCTTGCAGCGCTTGATCACGTTGTCGGTGAATGTCAGTGTGTGGATGTTGTCTCGGTCAAACTTAGAACCAGCGACTGCGTCGATGATCCCCACCGCTTTACCGAATACATCGCCAGCCTTCTCCATATCAGAAAGAAGTTTTCTTATGATTGCGCAGTATGCTTCGATCTTATGCGAGTTAAATTTAGGCAGAGGCCCAGGATTGGCGAGCAATCGAAACGCCAGCAAAAGTTGATATCTCGCAACCTTGTACTTGTTGTCCATCTTTGAATTGCGCCAAAGGAAATCCAAGCAATAGTTTGCGTATGCAGCCGTATAATAGGGGTCGGGCTTGTGGCCCTCGACGAAAATATCGTTCCCGACCCTGTCGGATAGGGACTTGTAGCGCCTAACCGTGCTGTGTGGGTCCTGCAGAAACATCGCAGCAAATGCTCTGACCGCGTTGGTCTGCACCACGACGCGCGTCTTTTCAATAGCGAGGCGGTCGTACTGGCGCGACCTTCTCTCATAGTACAGACGCTGAGGCTCGGGCACGCTCTGGAAGTATGCTTCCAACTGCTTGCCAAACTCGGTAAGAGCAAAAAACTGGTCTGCTCTTATTTCGGTTTGCTTGTTAGTCGCGCGAATGATGTCTTCGATGACATCCTCATCCTGTGTCCAAATCAGACGAAGCGGAACCTGTACAGTGTCATCCAATTTCTCGCGCTGATCAAACAGGACGTGGCTCGTCTGGCATCCGTTGACAATTTGAAAGTCTTCAATGTGGAATCGCGATTGAGTGTGCGTCATGTTGCGCGTGATAATCGTGATGCCGTTGTTCATCAAAACAAACCGGCTCCGCCTGTCGGAATCTAGCGTTTTCCGCATCTCATCGTTCGCGCCATCTCCTGCGTATCCCTGAAAGTCTCGCACGTTGTCATAAAAGACGCTGCGGACAATCTCTCCTGCATCATCGCAAATGATGGGTAGAAATTGCTTCGCAGGCACAAAGCCAACGTATGCTTCGTTTACTCCCGGTATTTCCGGCACATCCTGCCGATTAGGAAATTGAAACTCTCTGGAGATCGCGTTTTTCGACTGCTGATATAGCCTCTGGATTTCCGGTGCGCCGATAGGAGTGAACTCAACATCACTGAAGGAGCCGGTATTCAGCAGATCGCTGGCGACGCGCTGCCGCCTTTCTTCAAGAACCGGATCTCCAGTCCAGCGACCTGTGGTCACGTAGTACAAACGGAGGGCTGGATTCCCGCGCTTGAACTTGCTGCTCCTGGAATAAATACCTCTCATCACTCCGATTGCCGCAGCCAGCGCTGGGGTTTTAGACATGACGGAATCTGGAGTAAAAAACTGCTCTACAGAATATCCAAAGTTGCCCATCTGACTGGCTTCGAAGGCGGGAGAGCGCTTTGCTTGTACGAAGATGAAGACGACTTCGAGGTAGTCGGCACCAGCCGCGACGAGCTCTTCGAGGGCATCGGGGTCTGTTATCAACACGCCGTTTATGATCGCGCCCACGGCATCGATGCCCTGAATGTCATTTCCTAGGACAATGTCTGACGGCGAGAACGTTTCTGTATAGTGACGCTTAGCCGTGATGTAAGAGGCGAGCAGCTCAAACCGGTCATCTTCTGCCGAATCCTCGACCTCAAATTCCTTCGAGAACTCGGCTAGCAGATTGGTGGTAATCAAATCCATTAGCTACGCCCCCCTTAGGTCGCAGACTATTTCAGTTCATGACGTTGTAAGGGTCCCGAACGTAAAGGCGCTGATCTTAGCCAGGTCGATGCGCCACGGTGCGCCCTTCGTGGTGAGTTTGTCGCCCAAAAGGAACTTAGCGTTCTTCAAGTGCAGGTACCCAGGCTGAGCGACGTAGTCCTCCGGCTGCTTCTCCGGGTAGATCTGCTTAAAACCTTCGATGGCATCGCCGACCACCGTGCCGAAATTCTGCTCCTGGGATGTCCCCTGGTAATTCGCTTGGCGCATTATCGACGCGATTGCCTGAAAATACTCGCGTCCGCCGATGATTTCACCGGTGATCACAGTTCCTTCGACGGTGACAGTAACGCCCATGGTGAGGCCCTGTTCGGCCCAACCGACAAGGAAGGCCAGCAGCCAGTCGACGCCAGGCTTTTGATCAAAGAGGGTTGGCGCATCCGGTTCCTGTTTGGGCTCCTGCTGCTCGGTAGGCTCGTTCAC